AAAAAAAGCGCGACCTCTACATTGAACTTGCAAAACAGCACACAGATGAATCTGGCTGGCTTGATTTCGAATGTGATGCACTTCTATTCAACTCGATTGCAGCATTCAGTGGATTTCCCGTTGACCCAACACTTGCACGTCAAGCTGATGGAAAATGGCTCAGGCATCCAAAACGCTCGTGCTACCCAGAAGGTTCAAAATCTAGCATCTCAAAAGATATGTTCAACGGACTCATGCTCTGGGCATTTGCAAACGGACGCGCTGACGTTCTTCAGCAAGTATATGATTACGGTGACGCAAATGATTGGATCATGGGCGAGGCAGTAGATTTTGCCACACTTATGTCACGAGTAGCGTTTGCGCCAACGATGGTTTACAGACTCAAAGTCATGATTGATGCTTTGAATCCAAGCCTAATGGGTGTTGTAATTGACTCTACAGATGAAGGATTAATCATCCTCAGACAAAACTTTGAAGCTCATCTGCATATCGTCACAATCTTGCAAAACTACCTTATCAACAAAGCCATCACTGACGGCGAGCTAGCGGTACTAAAAGCGTACACAGAACTAGAACCAAACAACGCACTGTTTCACGCAATGTACGGAAAGTTCACAGGCGACCAATCCAAAGCGATTAAGCTACTCATGGATGAAAGCCATTTTCCAAATGACGCGCTTCCAACTTCAGCAAATCACTGTGCGAGCTACCTATGGCAAGAAGGCGAGTTAGAATACACAGACCACTTCAAAGAATTTTTCGAGTGGCGACCTTGCCCACAAAATAAAACTCATTCAGGTGTTGATCTCATGTTCGTAACTAAAATTATGGAGCTTTAACATGATGGAAATGGAAGATTCAAAACTAGCCGCGAAAAAAGAAGCCTTACAAGAGCTTATCAAAATGATGCAAGACATGATGGTCGGCATGGACATGGGCGAGGAAAAGGAAGAAGAATCGCCTGAGCAAGAAATGCTTGAAGAAAAAGAACCAGAAATGGATTCCGACCTATCGGAAATGGTAAAATCAGAGATGAAAAAAGGCGGAAAGATCAAAGCACCGAAAAGCTCAATGCTCGCCGTTTCCATAAAAGCAGCAGCTCCTAAAATGGGAAAGTTTGGTAAGCGATGAAAACATCTGCAGACTTAATTGAGTCAGTTAGAACTACGATCACAGCTCCGAATAATCAGACGCTGCTGACCGAAGATCGCCTATTAGCTTTGGCTAATGAGGAAATTGACTCAAAAGTCGTGCCCATGATGTGCGCTCTGAATCAGGATTACTTTGTAACCATGGAAGAAGAAGCCATGGTCGCAAATACTGCTGAATACGACATTCCTTACCGCGCCGTGGGCAGGACGCTACGCGATTTGAAAGTACGTGACTCGGCAAACTCTGTTCGCGACGTCGCAAAAGTAGCGTTAGAAGACGCTCACCTTTCGTCACATCAGTCTTTGCCTTTGAGCTTCTATTTCAAGGGCGATCAAATCGTAATGGTGCCGACTCCGATCGACACGCAATGGACACTGCAGAAATTTTATCTTCTTAAGCCAAACGCAGTCGTGCAGCTTAACAAAGCAGGAAAAGTTACTGCAGTATCTGGCAACACGCTCACGCTTGATAACGTGCCGTCGGCGTTTGTGGCGTCGGCGACAGTCGATATTATACAAGGCAAACAAGGCAACCGCTTGCGAGCCATGGATCAGACGATTACAAACGTATCAGGCTCTCAAATTACTGTTGCAACGGTTCCAACTGGTACGGTCATTGGGGATTACGTGGGGATTTCTTGTGAATCGCCTGTGATTCAACTTCCTGACGAAATCTTTCCGTATCTGACGTTTTTAACATCGAAAAGATGCTTGGAAGCGTTAGGTGATTACGAGGGATCGAACGCACTGGAAAAAGAGATACAGATCAGAAAGAAAAACTGTGAATACCTTCTCGCTCCTCGTATCGAGGGCGAATCCACGAAGATTTTGCAGCGTTTTGGCTTGTTAAGAGGCAACCGCTCAAGGCGAACACGTGGATTCTTTTAATGGCTTACACGCATCTTGAAATCAAAAAATTTGTAGGACTTCACCTACAGCCGAACACTTTGACCGTACCTGACGGCGCGCTTGAAGTGGCGAATAACATCGTCATTTCTGAAGACTTCATAATCAGAAAGCGACCAGGGTTCCCGACGTTTCACACGCCAAGTTCAGGCACGCTAAAGAATTTACACAATTTTGAAAGTGAGATCATCGCATCCTATGGAACCAAACTTCAGCATATTGATAGCGGCGGAACTGGTACGGATTTATCGGGAGAAACATTCTCGGTAACTGGCAACCGTGTCCCACGTTCTGAGCTTGCTAAAGACAACTTTTACGTCACGTCCGATAACGGCGTGATGAAAATCACGTCAACGTCGTCTCAAGTCACAAAAGTGGGCATTCCGCCAGCTCTTGATTTGCGCGCGCGTTTTATCGAGCAAGCAAACGTTGCAGCAGCGAGCATGGGGCCGATTGAAGGTGACGTACAAGTCGCTTACCGCATTTTGTTTGGCAAAAAAGACGCGAACAAAAATCTTTTGCTTGGTGCGCCGTCAGACATTGCGATTTTGGCGAACACAAAAGTGGCGGCAGATTACGTGCATTCAGGCGGCGGCTCGCCATACACGATCACAGTAACAGAGGCAGGTCATGGGCTTATCACTGGAAACACAATTACGGTCACTGACGCGACTTCCTCACAAATCAATGGAACTTACACGATCACTTTTATTTCATCTTCTCAGTTTAGTTTTATCTTTACTGGTACGGCTCCGACTAACGGTACTCTTAGTTATGAATACAACAGAAAACCGCGTCTTGAGTTTACTATCCCGACTGAAATCAAAGACGCCACAGATAGTACAGATTTCTTTTACCAAATCTACCGAACTACCCAAAGTGCTGCAGCTACCGCTGTCCCCGACACAAATTTCGCACTACTCAAGGAAGCAAAGCCCACGGCGTCGGAGCTTGCTAATCGGATAGTCGTATTTGATGACGACATTGACGATATTTTCCTTTTAGGTGCTACTCCGCTTTACACAAACGAAAACAGCGGCGAAGGCGAGTTGCAAGAAAACTCACGACCGCCACTTTGCGAAGACATAGCACTTTTCAAAGACATGATGTTCTATCTGAATTGCACAGAACGTCATTTGATCAATATGCAACTTGTGTCTTCAGATGTTACAAATAGCGTAATCGGAAACGCGGATTACGTCGAAGTAAAACAGGACGCCACGACACGACGTTACGTAGCGCGCACAGGCGTGGGAAATGCAACAGTAACATCTGAGAGTGCAAGTTTTGTATCGACTACTATCACGGTTAATTACACGGCTCATGGACTTGTTACTGGTGACACTATTTTTGTCCATTCTGCCATTGGCACAGGCACTTTACCGGCTGGCAGCTACACGTTAGCTTCTCATGCAGCAAACTCTTTTACATTCGTCGCAGCGTCAGCTCCAACGACACTGACCGATCTTGATTTTGAAGGCGTGACAAACGGCACATATCCGATATTCCAGTTAAGTGACTCGGCCACGAACTTGTCGATCGGCATTCGTGACACGGCAATCGGACTTGTTAAGGCGATTAACCGCGATACGACGTCGCCTGTTTATGCTCGCTACGTTTCCGGCGTTGACGATCTTCCTGGGAAGTTCTTTTTAGAATCCAAGACATTCAACACCAATCCGATTCAACTTCGTGCGGTAACTGCAGCGGCGACCACGCCTGGTTCCGCGTTTTCGCCTGTCCTGACTACAAGTTTTTCGGACACAGAATCAGATCAATCCGTTGATCCAAACACTGCAGCCGTCGCAAAAGTGGGCGAGCCAGAAGCTGTCCCGCGTACAAGCCGCATCGTTATTGGGGCAAGAAACAAACACGGTCAGCGTATTTTCGCGCTCCGTGATTCAGTTTTAGTTTTGAAAGACGATGGCGTGTTCCGTGTCGATGGCGACAGACCGTCGAACTTAGTTGCGACTATTTTGGACAATACAGTCGTGCCGATCGCGCCAAGTACCGCCGTTTTGAGTAACAACACGGTAGTTTTCTTAGCGGATCAAGGCGTCTCGACTGCGACAGCGACGTCTGTTGAAGTAATTTCGCGCATGGGCATTGAACTTCCGCTACAAGCCGTGATCGGCAACTCAAATATCGCGACGGCATCGTCCGCCGTAGCGTATGAGTCGCAGCGTCTTTATCTTCTTACTACAATCGCGCCACAAGAAACGACTGCGACGCGTGTTTATTGCTACAATTTTCTCACTCAGGCGTGGACAACATGGGATACGCTATTTAAACAAGCGATTGTCGGCCCAAATGACAAGCTTTTTTATATTTCCATGTCAAATACTGTGAAAAAAGAGCGAAAAAACCAGAATAAGCTCGACTACACAGATGAAAGTTTTGCAATCACGGTCAATTCCGTCACAAACAGCGGTGCGACTGCTAATATTACGTCGTCATTATCCATTCCGGCATCGGGAGACGTAATTGTACAGTCAAACGTCATTTCGCGGATCAAGTTGGTTACTTCCTTGGGCGCGGGTGCGTACTCGATTCAGTTTGAGCAAGCTGGAAACCTTCAGACTGGAGCTAATACTATCTACAAGGGATATACAGCCGAGATCAAAACGGCTCCATTTCACGGCGGACTTACAAACCGTGAAAAGCATTTTGCTCAGTTTCAAGTACACACAAAAGACCGGAGCATTTCGGTCATTGAAATGACTTTTGCAAACGAGTCGTTTGGATCGTCCGAAGCTACGACATGGAGACTTTCAGAAGTCGCGTCGTCATCGGGATGGGGCAACGAACCATGGGGCTTTTTCCCGTGGGGACTAGAAGACGGAATCAATCTCAGTTACGGCACACAACCAGCTCCGGCGATACGAATTTACGTCCCAAGATTTGCGGCACGTGGTACATATATTCAAGCAATACTTTCACACACTATGGGTGCCGAGCCGATGAATATCCAAGCAATTGGTTATCAGCTTCGCGCTTATCAAGAGCGGGTTAGTCGATGAAAAGAGCTTATTGGTTTTCTGAAGAAGCTGACAAAATCGCGAAAAAGCTATGTGGAAAGCAAGAAACATGGCTCACGTATTCGTCTAATCCGATTGCAGAGTCTTGGATCAGGAATTCAATCGCGTATTACTCGGCAATCTTGGAAGCAAACGACTGGCAAAGCGCGCTAGGTTACGTTGGAGAGCAGGGCGAGCTAGTTAAGATGGCGGTGCCACAGGCGCGCTCACTTATTCGTCAGATTGTTACACTCGTAACAAAGCAGCGTCTTGCTTTTACGTCAATCGCCGAAGCATCTGGCTCGGACGTGATGCAAGCCGTAAAAATTGCGTCAGCTCTCACAGAAGAACTAATTCAAGAACAGAAGCTTGATAAAAAGTCGGAGTTGATTACAGAGCAAGCTTGCATCTGGGGACTTTCATTTTTAAAAGTGGGATGGCGAACAGACAAGGGCACGCCGTATGCTGCAAGTGAGCAAGTTGTCGAAGACATGGCGATGCCGCAAGCCGTTTATGACGGCGACGTTGAAATTTCTGTGCCTACTGTTTTTGATGTATATTTTGATTCGCGTATCGACGATTTTGACAACGTGCCATGGGCCGTTGTGCGCACGATCAAAAACCGATGGGACATGATCGCGCAGTTTCCTGAACTAGAAGACGAAATCATGGCGATTCCACGCATTATTGTGCGTGAGTCCGGTGTGAGAGATCACAGCACAGACCTTGAATCTGACGACATGATTTACGTTTATGAAGCGTATCATAAGCCATGCCCTGCGTTACCTGCAGGACGCATGATCATGTACTCGGATGACCGCACAATTTATTTCGACGGACAAAACCGTTACGGGTGCATTCCACTCATTCCGATACGTCCTGAGCCGATTCACAAGTCTGGTTACGGCTATCCGATCTTGTCGAATCTTTTGCCTTGCCAAGAAATGTACGATCACAGCTTGTCGGCAATTGCGACGAATCAATCGGCGACTGCAGTACAGCAGATTTTGTGCCCACGTGGGGCAGATATTAGCTCGCAAGACGTGGGCGGATTGAACTTCGTATTTTTTACGCCGCAAAACGTCGATGGCGGCGGAAAGCCTGAACCAATGCAGCTTACGCAGTCGGCTCCTGAGACGTTTAAGTTCGCCGAAGTTCTTAAGGGCTACATGCTAGAGATTTCCGGCATCAACTCAGCGGTACGCGGTGCCCCACCTCCTGGGGTCACATCAGGAACAGCGATCGCGACACTCACGGCAAACTCACTTGAGTTTATGTCATCGCTGCAAAAATCCGTGGACATGGCACTAGAAGGAGCGATCACGCTTGCTCTAAAGACATACATGGAATTTGCAGACGTTCCGCGCTCGATTCTTGTAACTGGCAAAAACAACATGGCTTACGGTTACGAGTTTACCGGCAAAGATTTAAAGGCAATTAAAAAAGTTAAGATCAACCGCTCAAATCCACTCATGGGAACAATCGCAGGACGTTCGGATATTGCAGAAAAACTTTTGCAAACAGGGTTGATCAAATCACCTCAACAGTATTTCAGAATCATTGAGGGCGCACCAACTGAAGAACTTTACAGACAAGAGCTTTCCGAAACGGATTTGCAAGTTTCTGAGAACGAAGCTCTTATGCGTGGTGAGGATGTTCTGGTACTTGCTACAGATGATCATCCTTCTCATATCCAATACCACAATATGCTTTTGAACAATCCTGAGATTAGAAAAAATGGTCAAATGGTGGGAGCAATTTTGCAGCATATCGAGGAACACAACAACCTCGCACAAACTACAGACCCAAATCTTATGGCGATGGTTCGTACAGGCAAACTTCCGCAAATGGCTCCGCAGCAATCTTTACCTACGGGGCCAGTCATGCCGGAACAAGGGCCAGCCGAACAGCCAGCCGAGCCAGCTCCGACTGCTGAAGACAATTTAGGGAGACAACTATAATGCCTTATGTTTTTTCTAAGCTCGCATCACAAATGGGCCAACAAGATGACAAGCAAAACATCTTCGGCGGCGGGCAACCGCAAGAGCAAGGCGGTGGGGCACAAAAATCCGCTGGATTAAAACTTACAGGTGACGGTGGTTCCGTGGGTGCGCCTCCTGTATCGGATACTGGCAGTCAGAAAAGTCTTGGATTGACGCAAGCTGCAGCAGGGCAGTCACAAGCTGCGATGAATCAGCCGACAGCAGGAGCTGCAAATGTATTCTCTGACATTGGATCGGCGATTAGTCAAAAGCAAGACGCGCTCCAAAAAGAAGCGGAAAGCTACGGTCAAAAAGGCGCGCAAGCTGCAGCTAAAACGCCTGACTATTTGAAAGATTTGGAGTCGAACGTCAGAGCTGGAAAAACAGGCGACATTCAAAAGCTTTTGCAAACGCCGTATTTGTCGGACATCGAAGAATATCAATCGGGCGTTTCGACGTCTGATATTGCGATTCCAAAATCTCAAGAGCAACTTGCATCGTATTTGCAAGAGCGTCGTGGCCCTGAGTATTCCAAGGGCATGAGCCGACTTGACGCGGCGTTACTCGGCAAAAGCGGCGCGTTTAAGCAGCAGCAAGAAAGTTTGCAAGCTCAAAAAGGTGCGGTAGAAGCGCAGCGCGCACAACAGGAAGCGTCTTTGACCGGACAAGAGCGCGGCGAAGCTAAAACTGCTTACGAGACAAAACAAAAACAAGTTCGCGACGCACTAACCAAAATGCGCGAAAACTTGATAGCAGCACAAAATCCTGAAATGGCGGCATTCAAAGAAAGCTATCCAAAACATCGCGGAACAGAAGAAGAAGCAGCGCAAGCTTACGAAATGGCCGCGAATGAACTTGCTGCAGAAGGAAAGATGTTTGATAGAAACGCGCTTCGTAGTCGTTTCGACGTTAATCAGTATTACACTCCGACTGTCTCTGGATCAATGGACGATCCCATGGCCTTCATGGATGAGGGCGAGGCATCGTATTACAATAACTTGGCGGGACTTTTGGGATTGACCGACACGGCGGTTGCAGGACGTCAGCCTACGGTCGGCGGTGGATACGATCTTGCTCGCATTAAGCAAGGCATGGCCGATGCGTTAGCGGCGAAAGGGCCTGTACAGCCCGTTGGCGAATTCGGTCAAATTGAACCGAACGTAACAAAATCAAATCAAGAAAGTTTGCCAAGGCAAATTGAAAAAAATCTTGTCGAAAAGCCCACAAAAGAAACTGAAAAAGCAACGCGCAGTCGCGGTGAGCCGGTGAAAGTTCCATACTCGAAATTGGCTGAGGAACTTGCTGTAAAGCCCACGAAAAAGAGCGCGAAAACCGTCGTTAAGAACGTACTTAAAAGGAGATAGCTATGTGGGGAATGATCGCAGTAGCTGCAGTAACAGCACTAGCTCAGTATTTAAACTCAGAGCAGGCTAGAAAAGACACGGCGGCACAGCGTCGAAAAATCGAAGCTCTGTATAACAAGCTTCAAATGCCTGACCTTGATCCTACGATGATCAAGCCAGAAGAATATCAAATCATCGGTACATTTGTACCAGAAGCTGCTCCGTATATCGCTGAAATCGCTCCGACGCTTGTGCAAGAAAATGCGCCGATGCAAGAGTCGCGAAAAGCGCAACTTGACGCGCTCACGCAAATGCGTCAATCCGCACAAATGGAACGCGACCCTGCTTTGATGGCGATGCTAGAACAAGCGGACGCATCAGCGGCAGCAAACGCGGAACAGCAGCGTCAAGCCGTACTAGCTCAGATGCAACGTCGTGGTCAACTTGGCTCAGGCATGGAACTAGCTTCGCAGATGGCGGGAGTTGGTCAAGCCATGGCGCGTGGCGCGGAATTAGGACGCGCTGCAGCGATCGAAGCATTCCGCAACAGGCAGCAAGCCGTTCGCGAATCTGGAAACATGGCAGGAAACATCTACGGTCAGCAGTCTGAGCTGCAAAGTAGAAATGCAGACATTATAAACGCGTTTAATCAACGATCGACATCAGCTCAGCAGCAATGGGCAAATCAGCGTGCGAACATGCTTAACGAAGCGAACTTGCGTCAAGCCAATTTGAAACAGCGAGTCGGCGAAGCTAACATCGACATGAGAAACAAGTATAATCAAGGTGTGATCGACAGACGAAATGAAGTCGCGCAACAAAAATTTGTTAATGAGCGTGGAATCACAGGAGACCGCGCGGGGCTTGCAAGAGAACAGATTGCCGACGTTATCGGATCAAGTCGCGACCGCTCGCAAGCCATTCAGGGACTCGGCGAAGCAGGAATGGAATATCAGCAGGGTAAGAGCGAACAAGAAAAAGAAAACGAATTGCGCGCAAAATACGGATATTGAGGTAAAACATGGATCCAAAACTAGAATTATATAGACGTCTTTTTGAAAAATATGGCGACGAAGTTCCCGTAGAAGCCGTTGACAGCTCCGATCTTGATCAACAGCGTTTTGATATTGGATCAGCGCAATCTGAGCAAATGAGAAGTCGCGCATTAAGCAATAAGCTCATGGGTGCGGCTCGCGGATTTGGTTCGATTAGCGGAAAAATGCCTGAAAGACAGGAATCTGATTTCGCTCCTATTGGCGCGCCGCAAATGGCGGACGTGGAAAGAAAACAAAAAGTTCGTGACTATTTGATGGGAAAATTTTTTGAAACAAAACGTGCCGCGTCGGATAAGGCTACGCCAAAACCAGCGGCATTGCCAAAGCCGCCTGATACTTTTAGACAAGAAACGACATTAAGAAAAGAGTTTGAAGGATCGCCAGAAGCAAAACAGTTTAAGACCGTAGAAGACAGTTACAAAGTAATTAGTAGCATTGAGCCGTCGCCAGCCGGTGACTTGTCGCTCATATTCTCGTACATGAAAATGCTTGACCCTGGATCGACTGTCCGTGAAGGCGAATTCGCTAACGCGCAAAATGCTGGTAGCGTCCCTGACAGAATTTACAACATGTACAATAAAATTATAAGCGGCGAGCGTCTAAACGACGCTCAAAGAGCAGATTTCAAAAATCAGGCAAAGCAACTTTACGTCACAAGACAGAAAGCCTACGGCGAAGCCGCTAACAAGTACAGAACCATGGGAAGTCAGTACAAACTGAATCCAGAAATGATCGCACCAACAGTTAAGACTGAGCCTGAGTCGGATGAAAAAATAATCGGCGGTAAAAAATACAAAAAAGTTCAAGGCGGATGGCAGGAGATACCTTAATGCCTAAATTCCTTACAGACGAACAGATGAAAGCGTTAGAAGAAAATCAGAATTCTGGTTTTATTTCTGACGAGCAAATGTCTGAACTTGAATCGCGTGTAAATCGTTTAAAAAATCCACAATACGGGCCGCCAGAAGGCGTGCGCGATATTGGAAAATTCATGCAGCAGCGTGTCGGCGAAGCGATCGAAGGCGTGGACAAGTACAATCCACTTGGATCACCGCTACGCGCATATCTTTTAGCGCGCCAGCAAGGAAAACCATTTTCAGAAGCTGTTAGCGCGTACACGTCTGGATTTGGCGAAAAAGCTCCGCCAGCTTCCGAAGTCATGGCCGGTTACGGCGTGCCGACAGAAAAAAGAATACATCTCAAACCGATGGGGCCATTCCCTGACGTTAAAATGTCGCCTGCCGATATTGCTGGAGCTGGTTTTGATTTCATGACCGATCCACTCACTTACGCTCCGATTGGTAGCGTCGGGAAAGTTGGTAAAGCCATAGGTACAGGCTTAGAAAAAGTAGCAGGAAAAGTCGCACCAAAAATTGGCGAATTTGCAGCGGATCGTGCAGTAAAAGCGGCGATCGGGCAAAGCATCGCACAAGAAAGAAGGCTTGCTGGACTTCCGAAAGGAAGCATCAATTTTGAAAAAATGGCAGCAAAAAGAAAAGAAGCTGGCGAGTTGATGCTAGAAAACCAAGACATTCCTTGGTTTGGAAAACCAGCGGACATAGCTCCAAGACTTCAAGCCAAAACAGAAAAAACTGGCGAAGTTTTGGGCGAGATCGGAAAAATCGTCGATCAAATCGCGCCACAAGGATCGGTATCTGGCGATGACATCGCACAAAAAATGCTCGCCTACGCTGAAACGATTCCGGACACCGTGGGCGGCAACGCTCTCAAAGAAAGAATCGCAAAAGAAGCGGAAATAGTTGCAGGACGTTCGCTCACGTTTGAAGAAGCTTTGAAACGCAAGAACATGTTCAAGTTCGAGCCACAAACTCCAGATATGCTTGTCAGCAACAAAGACGTAACGAACAAGCTTTATGGAATTCACACCAAAGCGATTGACGACGCCGTTGACGCCGCGTCACGTGCTTCATGGATTCCAGAAGAAGCAAAATCAGCTCTTGAACAATTCATACCCATGAAAAAGCAGTACGGCCAGTATAAAAACTTAGCAGCGGCATCGACTGAGCGCGCTCTAAAAGACGCAAGCAATCGTCAGATTTCGCCAACAGACTACATCGCGGCGACGATGGGCGGACTAGGATCGGGCGGAGATACTGTTGACAAGATGCTAATGGCCGGTGCCGCTGGCGCAGGTCACAAGCTGATTCGTGAGCGCGGTTCGGCATTCGCGGCAAGATCGGCAAATGCTGTTAAAAATATGCTTACGAAAAATCCTGAAAAGTTTCAAAAATGGGGACAAATTTTGTCCGCAGCGGGCGCGTCAGGATATGAAAGTCTAGTCGTGCAACATCATCTTTTGATGAATTCCGATCCAGAGTACGCAAAAGCCGTCGCAGAAAGCACGATGACACCAAAAGAAGGCCCATACAAGTACGCAGCCGATGCGCTTGACGCGTCAGGACTTGCGCAAGTGGGCATGGCCGGAATCGCTATCCCTCTTGTCGTCATCAGAATGTTTCAAAAAGGAAATTTAAAAGAAGCCTATAACGCCCTTAGAAAGCTGAATCCTGAAGAAAGTGAAGAAACGCTCATGAAAGCGGCTAATCAGATTCGTGAAAAATACGATCCGAAAAGCCAGGCCATTTCCAGAAAGCTAGATTTCATCAAAAATCAGGCTGATGACGTGCCCAAAATCGACGAATTCGACAATCTTGCCGGTATGCTAAAAAAAGACCCAACAATGAATAACAAGGCCACATCCTCGGCGTACCGCAAACTTGACGACTTTCTTTATAATGCAATGCCCACGGAACAATATAGAATGTTTCAAGAATTGATTCACAGCGACAAATTTGACGAAGCAAAAATGCTCGCTCAAAAATATCTCAATAAGGAGAACAAATGAAAATCGACCAACTACTAAGTGCCGCAAATGCCGCCGTAACACAAACGTCAATCGGTGTAAACATCGGCGATCAGCGTGAATACAGCGTACAGATTGATTTCAGCTCTGGAACACTGAACGGCACGCTCACACTTGAGGCGTCGAACACGAACGTGAACTATGTGACCATTTCTGGCACGTCGCAGTCGATCGCATCTGGCGCATCCCACGTTTATAACGTGAGCGGCGGTAACTATATGTACTACCGTGTTAAGTGGGTTCCAAGCTCTGGAACTGGCACGATGACCGCTACTGCAGTTTTGAAAGAGCCAACAAACCGCTTCTAAGAGAGTTACGATATGGCTGGCACATATTTAGAAATTTCCTGTTGTCTGACTTCCGGCGGCGGTGGATCGGCGTATTTCGGTGATCCCGTAGCAAACTTTGCTGCTTTACCGAGCGGAGATCCTGACGGAACGATCAGACTCACACTTGATACAGGTGTCGTTTACACGGTTACGTCCGACGTCTGGGATCCGATCGACACTGAGCTTGCAAGTGTCGCGGTAAACGACACAAATTCGGTCGATTTGACCGTAACGGGCGGCGTTTTAACTGCTGACCTAAAGCTATCTGCAGCGGCGGCGGGTGCAGGATTTTTCAAGGCCACAAATTCCATTCAGGCGGACGGGATACGTACCGTTATCGAGGAAGCATCTGGCTCACAAACCGGTGTCCTAAAATCCGCTGACTGGACTACGTTTAACAATAAAGTTTCGACGTCACGGGCTATCAATACGACAGCTCCGATCACAGGCGGCGGCGATTTGTCCGCTGACCGCACGATTGCCATACCGCAAGCGAACGGCTCGACTGACGGGTTCCTCGATTCTGCAGACTGGACTACGTTTAACAGCAAAGAACCAGCTATCACGTCTGGAACCACGTCGCAGTTTTGGCGTGGCGACAAGTCGTTTCAAACACTCAATACAGACGCATTAACGGCACGTACAGACGGACTTTCGCCAAGTACAGGTAAGATTGGCGAAAAGCTGCAAGCATCTCAGGCGACGTTTACAGCAACCGGAGTCGCGGCGTCTGGCTCGTATGGTTCGGTCACGTCCTTATCTGTCACAGCGGGCCTATGGATCATTTACGGCGTACTAGCTTTTGAGGAAAACGGTGCGGTTTTAACCCAAGGCGTTTCCGCAGGACTATCTGACACATCGAACGGCTCAAACGTGGGCACATTTGACTTTTCACGTCACGCCTATCAGATGATTTCAGGCGAAAATCCACAGTTTTCAGCTCCGCCTAAGCTCGTAACGCTATCTAGCACGACGACCTATTACCTAAACAGCAAATTCGACTACACGTCAGGCACGCCACGTCATAAGGGCGAAATCTGGGCGGTGCGCATTGGCTAGTTTTTCAGACGTCGGCAAAGGCGGCACCACGGAAGCCAGCATTTCCGCGACTATCGACCGCGTGCGCGTGCAACTTGAAGGCGAGCCGCACATGCTCGCCGCCGTTCACGAAATGAGCGAAGAACTAAAACAGCTCGCCAAAACGCTACAAGACGACGACAAATTCCAAGTTTTCGCGGACGAATTAGCCTTAATTCGCACCACTCTGGAAAAGATTGCGTCGAAAGACTTCAAAATCGAAGTGCGGCAACCTGAGATCATGGTCAAAGTTCCTGACGCAAAACCTGTCACTGTATTTACAACGATCAAAATCCCTGCGAAACTTTACTATGTAATGTTTGCAATTTTGGGCTTGCTGGTAGGGATTTTGTGGACGTCATTGAACTAAAAGACATCGTAACAGGCGCACTTTTGATGCTTTTAGGAGCGATGGGTTCAGGCGCGCTATGGGCCATAAAAGCAATTTTCAAAATGCGAAAAGACATCGACGCGGCATTTTACAAAATCAGGAATTTGGAGACAAAAAATGATGGCACAAGCTCTTGCAAAGCTTATGATGGGTCTTCTATGGAAACTGGCTTCTGAAGCCTTCTTCTCGAAAGTGATTGTTTATGGATTGCACGCCTTGGCGAAAGAAACATCAAACGCTCTCGACGACAAACTTGTCGCAGCCGTTGCAGAATCGCTCGCTGTTAAAGTAGAATAACTGTGCGACCAATTCATGTCCTAGAGAGAATACGATGACTTCACCGTATTCTCTTTTTTCTTTTCTTGTAGCTTGTAAACATGCTGCGAAACAAACAAATCTGAATGTAGTTTTCCGTTCTCTTGACAACGATAGGAAGTCTGAACTTTCCTATGAATCTTTTTATTGACTTGAACATAAAAACAACCTTCAATGTAATTAGAGCAATCATGCTACAATTTAATAAGGAGTCGCTCATGGCGAAGCCAAAGAAATCGGTTAAAAAAACCGGCAAGAAGAAAGCTAAGTGTTAATTCACTAGCTCTTTTGTTAGAGCTGAGGGCGGCAGCTTGGTTACCGCTCACTAACCTCTTGTTCCACGTGCAACAATTCCACAAGTTTATCTGCATAGTCGATGGCGCGAACGACGTCATTTTCGACGACTGATTTGTAATCTAAATTGTCTTTCGCGGGTGCGCCTTCATGAGAGATTATGCCGTTTAGTGCCGCAATCGCTGCGAAGTGCTTTAGATTGTGCGCGGTTAATGGATCGTTGGGGTTAGTGGTCATTTAAGAATCCAATATAAAAGGTGAATGAGTGCATATATCAATGAGAAAACTACCAAAGTAGCAGACCATGCGGGAAGTCTGCCTATAAGCCAGTCTAGTATTGAGACAATCACTTTTCCCACCTAAAAATAAGTGTAGAACCTATAAGCAGAAAATAAATAACCAGCGCAATCCATTCTATTACATTTTTCGGTCGATAAAGATGAACTAGCCAGTCAAACATCATCCACTCCCACAAAATTAAAAAAGTCTTTCGCATCATCGTTCAGATACTTCTTAAGCATTAACCCTTGCATCTGCCAGCCCATGTGCGGTTGACAGCACATTCTTAACCGCTGAACAAACTCATTGAAAAACTGACCTTGCGTTTCATCGACAGCGTGAGCCAAATACTCCGCCAAATCCTCAAGAGAGAATGTAGCTTTGTCGATCGGCTGAATTGGGAGTTCGATGTTGATCAATTTGGCCATCCAAAAATCAGTTTGCCCCCGAAAACTAAAAAATAAACCACCAACACAATCCACGTTGTTACAGTAATCGGGCGGTAATGGCGTAGTAACCAATCAATCATTCAATTTCTCCAGCGCAGCTCGCGCAACGTCATTTGCATAAAGTCGATCTACTCTATCGACACTCAACTCGCCTATTTTTTTCAAAGCCTCACGAGCGATGGCGAGTTTTTGCTCCAGCTCAGAAATGCGGTTATCTAGTTCTTTACTTCGTTCGTAACGCTGTTGCGATGATTCAGCCATTAACGCTCCAATTCTCTCAACGCTGCTATCAACGTAAGAACTTCCTCATGACCGACATATAATCCATCAGCTCCGTCTATTATCGCCAGATTGAATTCTTTCGCCGCATCAACCACGGCCAGTAGTTTCGGTAAGGCGTTACGCATTTCAGCAATCAACTCCGCATCCGCACTTGCGCTTGGCCTCTCCCAATCAGACAATCCATCATAAACAATCATAGCGATGTTTCCACGATACCATTCTCCAGAATACGAATCTGTTTTCACAATCGGTTCTTCTGAAGAATAATCATGCGAAACAAACCACTTCCCCTGAGTGGACTTGCTGTACAAATCTTTCAATCGCTCAATCGTGCTCATTTCTCTAGCTCCGCTAAAAGTGCATCTCCGTGAAGCACTGCATCACTCGCGCACTTTTCAAAATTAGTCGCACCAGCGGAAATCAACGCGGACATTGCTGAAACTGCGGCTTGAAATCGCATAGTTTCCTTTTTCTGCTTTTCGTAATCGCGCAACATATTAACTTCTGTGACTGAAAATGGTCGCTCACATCTTGTGCAGTATTCGTCACTCATCTCAAGACATCCGGTTGTTATCGGACGGATTGGCGAAGCAGCTTTCAGCGATTTGTTTTAGTTCAGCTATGTTCATTCTCGTATCTCAGTAATAAATGACCACTGAAATTCTTGATGCGGTACAAATTCTATCTTAATCAAGTTTGAATCTGAAAAAGTTGTAATAAGTAAATCCGTGTTTTCACGGACAAGTTCAATAACCTTAGTGGTTATGCGACGCCAAGCCATTATCTCTCCATTTCCTTTTTAAGCTTTCCCTTTTGAATATGCGTCAAAGTCTTAAATTGCTTTTTAGCATTCTTGTAATTTGAGCCTAGTTTTTTGCAGTTTTTTCTTAGCCATTTGGATTGCTTTCCATTCATCAGTCATGCTCCGCAATAATATTTTTCAGCTCTCTGATTTCAAATTCACATTGATCAAGTCTGGAATAAATGCCGCTAAAACGCGCCTGAAAAAGTTCGTATTCTTCTTTTGTAACCGACTCATTGTGAGCGCAACTAGCTAGAAATATGAGAATTAGAAATCTCATTTTTAAGTCTCCTAGAAAAAAGACAAAACATAAAAACGCCACAAGCGGCGATCAGAGAAAAAGCTCCGATCACAGCCAGCAGCTTAACAGACAAGTAAAGTGTCTCGTTACTGCAAATCACGCATTACCTCTGGTAGTTTGTCTTTTGTTTTTCCGACCATTTTCGTCAAAACAGATTGCGTCTTTTCGTCGTCAAATCCTGCAGTTTTTAGATATGCTGTGAGTTTTGACTTTTGTTCTGGCGTGCCTGTATAGACGTCTTCTTGGGTTGGGGATTCTGGCATTTCCTCGGCATTACAAGTCTCAAAACCGGCGAGCCCAATAATCCAGCCAAATGATATGCGGTACGCTTTGCCTGTTGCTCTCGTTACCGACATTGATCTTCTAGCATATTTGTCTGCATTACCCCAACGCTTTTCATCGACTGAACAAAGAGCCGATGCGCCGCCGATGATTCTACCTGTATCAACGCGAACAAGTTCAATTTCTGCAATGTAACTACCGTCAGGAAGTTCTGTCACAGACTTTTCTCGCGGCGTAATGCCAAGCAAACTGCCAAGCGTGATCCAACCTTCTACTTTGACAAATTCTTTGCCTTGGATCACTTGAAAGAACTTCTGCTTTCTAATGATCGTATTCAAAAGATTTGCCATTCCCGAAGCTGCGGCGATCTTTTCATGATATGGCAAATCCAACATGGGACGTGCCGATGATGTTTCCACTACTGTTACGCCTGTTTCCATTTCAAACTCCTTTAAATATAGATTCTTATGTGGCGACCACGTGTTAATTTCGCAAACGACAACTCAACGCCATTCTGCAAATCTTCTCGAATAGCGTCTTTGTTCAAACTTAGTAGCGTCGTCTCGGTAATGTATTTTAGCGGAATCGTTTCAGCGTCCTGAGCCGTAATTGTCTCAAACGAGCGGCGATCAGTTTTGATCGTTAGCTCCATACTTGGCGGCGACGCCTGAGCGCGAATCTCGCCTTGTGTTCCCTTAAACGGCAAACCGCCTGAGCTTGCAATTGCGGCGAGCATATAACCTGAATGGCTTTCTTTTACGGACTCCAAAACTTTTTGCCTGTGCGTCCAACTGTCTTTCATTTCCTTGGCCGTCGCAATTTGCGCTTTTAGCGACTTTTCAAACAAAATGTTTCTGTCAACTGCAGTCACTAGCCCCTGTTTCAACTCGCCAAGTGTTTTGATCAAGACGTCTGTAATATCGGCGGATTCGTCGATTTGCTGACAAACTGCAGCAAGGTCAAGTACCGCTTGATGCAAAGGTGTCTTTTGCTTCTGTACGTCCGTATCACTCATGATATAATCTCCTGTGAAGTGGTTCGTGTTTGTAAAACTTTGTTCGCTGAAGGTCAAGCGTGATTACTAAAGCCGAGATTTTGATGGGGCGCGAAAAGCAGTATCCGCTCACGCCTGAGCTGGAAAGTAATCTGTTAGAACTTCTTATCAGACTGAACACGATACGATCGGCATGGGGCAAACCCATGAAGATTACGTCTGGCTATCGTCCAGGGATTTTCAACACGCTCGCAAAAGGTGCGGTTCGCTCAAAGCACATGACTTGCCAAGCTGCAGACATTCACGATCCAGAACACGCTCTTATTAACTGGCTCATGGCCGAGCCAAACCGGTTGCGAGATTTCGGTGTATGGATCGAACATCCCGAAGACACGCCGACATGGCTACACTGCCAAATCGTGCCGCCGCCAAGTGGTCTTAGGGTGTTCAGAGTCAAGCCAGCTATGCCGTTAAGTTAGAACGCAATGTCTGTATTTATATATGTGATGTTGTAGGTCTTTTGAATCTTGTCCAAGATGGCTTGCTGCTTTTCTGAAACGATAACTTTGTCGCCGTATTTAGCAATGCGCTCAGAAAACGAGTCAATAAAGCTCTTTTCAAAATCATTAAGAGCTAGACCCTTAGCCGTTTTAACAAGCTCCGTAACTGGTATTCTGTCCGTGGGATTAAGATCAGACTTAATCGGAGCTGCAGCTTGAAATTCCAAGTTCGTCAGGCAGTCTTTGCAAACGATCAGATTGCCGTCGTTTGTTTTTACTTTTGTCTGTTTTTCGTGCTGGCAGCTCATGCGGCGAGTTCCTTGATCAAAGCAATGCGTGCCCACGTCGCGGGAGTGATCATTTCTTTTTCAGCTTCTTTACAAATCTGTTCAAACTCTTTTTTCGTCAGACGGATACCGAATACCTTTTCTCTTTTCGCTTTCTTTGCCATATACACATGCTCCCATAAATTAGTGGACTTTGTTTAACATGGAACTTCGGCCATATCAAGAAAAAGCTGTGAATATGATCAGGCAGTCATTCGCACGCGGAAATCGTCGCGTATTGCTGCATCTTGCAACCGGATCTGGGAAGACGACCGTGTTCAGTTACATTCTAAAATCACTAGCCGAAAAAGGGCGTCGCGGCATCATGGTCGTGCGCGGACGTGAACTAGTCGATCAAGCGGCAAAGCGTCTTGACGGTGCGGGTGTCATCATGTCTGGACGTGATAACATAAGTAACAACATACAGATTTGCTCGATTGATACGCTCATATCCAGAAATCATTTCCCTGACGCTCACTTGATCGTTATCGACGAGGCGCATCTTGCGACTTCGCCTAAATACAAAGAGTTTTTAGAACATTACCCGAAGGCATTCATTCTGTCTGTTACGGCCACGCCATACACTAAGGCAGGGTTAAGGCATTTAGCTGATGACGTCATTTGCCCCATAACGATGACTGAGCTAATCGAACAAGGATATCTCTCGCCGCCGCGTTACTACGCTCCGGCCAAGCCTGATTTGTCCAAAGTCAAGATCAAGTCAAATGGCGAGTTCGACGAAAACGACCTCAGCCGTGAAATGTCAAAGTCTCTAATCGTCGGACGCGCTCTCGACAACTGGCTTGAACACGGCGAGGACCGTCAAACCATTTTGTTCGCTCCAACTGTTGCCGTCAGTAAACTTTTAGCATCAGAGTTTTCTTCACGTGGCGTTGCTGCAGTACACATTGACGCGGACACGCCGGACAAAGATCGAAAAGAAATTTTGCGCGATTACACCGACAAAAAGACGCGTATTCTGTGTAACGTGGGAATCTTAACTACGGGCGTCGATCTTCCTGAGACGTCTTGCATCGTTTTGTATCGACCAACAAGGTCATTAAACTTGTACATTCAACAAGTTGGGCGTGGATCGCGCATCTTTCCAAACAAAAAAGATTTTCTTGTGTTCGATCACGGCGACTGCACGGCTATGCACGGATTTGTTACCGATAATTTTGCGCCAGTTTTAGATAAAAAGAAAAGCTCTATTAAGATGGAAGCTCCAGTAAAGACTTGTAAAATATGCTACGCCGTTGTCCACGCAGCACAGGCCACATGCCATTGTGGAAACGAGTTTGAAGTTGCTAAGAAAACAGGGCCGAGTATTGTTGATGGCAAGCTCAAAGAAATCAAGCCCTACGAACGCTGGATCGTCGTAGGAAATAGCATCAAGAAAAAAGCCTTAAATAAAGGCTATAAAAAGGGCTATGTATTTTACCAGATGAAAGAAAAATTCGGCGAAGCGACGGCGAACAAGTTCATGAAAGAGTTCATGCGGGATTTCACCACTCCAAGCTTGTCAACGAAATTCTTATCGCCATATCAAAATCCGGTCGTTGTACAGCGTGGAAAAATCATACAGGTACGGCACAAAATGGGGACAGATATATATCCTATGGACTCGTTGGATCGTCAGACATTATCGGAATTGCAGAACCTAATGGACAATTCATCGCGATCGAAGTAAAAACTGGCAACGCTAAACAAAGTTTGCAACAAAAGAATTTTGAGAAAATGATCCTAAAGCGCGGCGGTAAATACGCCGTGTGCCGAAGTGTCGAAGATGCGCTAAAACTTCTGGAGTAATACATCATGGAACTTGAACAGTGGGCAAAGGACTTGGGCCTTGCCGTGGAAAGCTTTACCCTTGACGGCAACATTCACAGGTTTGGAAAGAACAATAACCAGTGGTACGTCGGATGGGAAGCTCCTTTCAAGACCGTGATCACGGGAGACTGGCGCACGAACAAGCGTCACGAATACAAGTCAAACAAAAAACGGTTCTCACAAGAAGAAAAAGAAGTCGCGGCGATCCAGCTTAAAAGTGCTATGGATCAAGCCAAGAAAATTCGCGAAGAAGCGCAAAAAGCTGCAGCAGAAAAAGCTCGGCAAGAGCTTTCACTTGCCTCGCCAATAGGGCAGCACGCTTATCTTGAAAAAAAGCGCGTAGGAGCTTTCGGCGTTTTCTTCAAAGACGGCATCCTCATGGTGCCGACTGTTAACTTTAGTAACGAGCTGACGGGATATCAGCGCATTTACGCTGACGGCAAAAAGCTATTTTTAAAAGACCAGAAAATATCTGAGACGTTTCACCGGATCGACGGCACAGACGAATGTATTTACATTTGCGAGGGATACGCAACGGGCGCATCGATTCACATGGCCACAAAAGCTACGGTGTTTTGCTCGTTCTCAGCAAACAACTTGCCGAAAGTCGCCGTTCACGTTCGCGACATGTACAAAGATGCGCGCATCGTCGTGGCAGGTGATGACGACCATGCCACGGAAGGAAATCCAGGCCGGACAAAAGCTGACGAAGCCGCGACAAAAGCCGCGTGCGCTGCGGTTTTTCCTGACTTTCGGGATCATCCAGAAAAAGGCACGGACTTTAACGACGTACACGTAACGTTTGGCATCGACGTCTTATCCAAACAGCTTGACGCCTCAGAAAACGAGATACTTTACCGCCCGCTCGGACGCGGCAAATCTGCGTGCTATTACTACAACTACAAAATCCGTGACATTAACAAGTTCACCACATGGTCAAACGTCCAGTTCTACGCTCTCGCGCCAATCGAACATTGGGAGTCGAGATTTCCAAATCCACGCGGAAAAGAAAGCTCCGTAAACTGGGAACAAGCCAAATCTGACATGACGCAAGAGTGTAACGCCGTCGGATTATTTGATCCCACGAAAGTACGCGGGTGCGGCGTCTGGGAAGACAAAGGTCGCATCGTCGTTAACACCGGAAAAGAGCTAATCGTCAACAACACTAAGATTCCGCACACGCGCTTTTCAGGCGGTGCGGTTTATGTGGACTCCATGAACAGGGTTCGTGTGCCAAAACTAGAGAGGCTCACCGCTGAAGAAGGCAAGTTAATCGCTGACGTTTGCGGCATGTTCCAGTGGCGCAACAAAAAATCGAGCGTCTATCTTGCCGGATGGCTTGCGATCGCTCGCGTGGCCGGTGCCCTGCCGATCAGACCTCACGTCTGGCTAACAGGCGGAGCTGGTACTGGTAAGTCGTCGCTACTGGAAGGAGTCATCAAAGTCGTTTTAGGCAACGAAAAAGAGCGGCTTTACTGCACAGGCTCAAATTCGTCTGAGGCGGGCATTCGCCAGTCGATCAACGCCGACTCGATCCCAGTCATCTTGGACGAGTTCGAGGCCACGACCATGACTAGTCTTAACCGCATTGACCAAATCCTTGAGCTTGCCCGCATGAGTTGGAGTCAGTCGGACGCCATGATCATTAAGGGATCAGCCGACGGTTCGGCAGTGAGTTACCGCACAGCGTTTTGCTCATTAGTCGCCTCGATACGCGTGTCGCTTTCTAATGACGCCGACAGAAGCAGGTTCACCGTAATCGAACTAGATCAGCACAACGGCGACGAAGCCGCTTGGAAACGCACTAGGGAGCTTATGGCGAGCATTACAGACGAAATGGTTATGCGTCTTTTCATAAGATCCATTGAGATGACTCAGACCGTGATTAAAAATCATGCAGTGTTCAAATCCGTTCTCAGTAACACATTTGGCATGGGCCAGCGTTTCGGCGATCAATATGGGATGCTACTTGGCGGCTACTGGATGCTCACGTCTGACACGGTTGTGACTAGAGAGGAAGCTGAGAATTTCATTAAAGGAATGGATTTTGAGGACGATACGGAACACCAAGAGATTGTGACAGACCATGAGGAATGTCTTGATCAAATCTTGACAACAAAGATCAGAGTCGATGGCGCGAAAGAAGCATACAGCGAGGAAAGCCCGACAAGGCCAGTGTCAGGACACACGGATTTGACCGTCGGGCAGATCATCGCGTCAGATAATTTGGATTGGCTTGCTTCTTTGCGAACTTATGGTATCGTCGTGGAGGACGTAAATATTTACGTGGCTAATAACCACGCTGAATTACGTCGCCAAGTCTTTAAGGGCACGCGCTGGGAGCGCGACTGGAAGAAAAGCCTTAGAAGACTGCCCTTCGCAAGACCGGCCAATGCACGGCGGTTTGAACAAAATAAAGAAACAATCAGATGTACAGTTCTGAATCGCAAAAGCGTGACTGAAATCGTGACGCAAAGCGTGACATGACGACAATGCAATTCCATCAATTAAAACGGGGCTTTACGCCTCGTTTTTTTTTCGTGTCACGCTGTCACGCGTGTCACAACATTTTAGACACACTTAAGGAAGCTAATTACTAATTTCAGAAATTGAAATACACGTTCCCTAAGTATGTCCTTTTTACCGTGACAACCGTGACCAGCGTGACAGAGAGAGAGAGATAGAGAGATATATATAATATTATTAGTATGTTATGTATTGTGTTTCCTTGTCACGCTTTCGTGTCACGCTGCTGTCACGCTGTTCATAGCGTGTCGCATAATAGGGGAAACCCCTATCCAACGTATGGATAAGGGCTAAATGAGGGAGAATTCTTCATGGTTCATTCTTTCTCGGATGGATTACCACAAACTTGAGCCGCCAAAAGAGCTGAGCGCGACGCTGGCTAGCGAAATAGCGCGACTAGCGACCAAGACACGTCGCGCAAGCAAAACGCGTCATAAGCGATTTTACGCTGTCTATTTTTAGCGCGTCAGGTATTGTCAGGACATGGAACCAATCATTCTAATCTTGGCAATTGTGAACGGCGCGATGCTTACAGCACTCGGCGGCGGCATTTACGTTTGCTGGCTCTCACAGAAAAAACTTGTGGCAGCACAAAAAATACTTGACGAAACGGCGCGAGCTGCGGCAAACTCTCTGTCATCCCAAGCAAAAGTAATTCAAGAGCTTTCAGACCGCGTTGCTGGACTACAAATGCAACAGGCTAGGAAATAACGCTTGCAAATTGAATCAGTCAAAATAGACGCCTTGTCTTTTGATCCGGCTAATGCTCGGAAACACAATCAAAAAAACTTAGATGCAATCAAAGGCTCGCTTGCCAAATTCGGGCAACAAAAGCCTATTATTGTTGACAAAAACGGTGTTGTCGTGGCCGGTAACGGCACAATGGAAGCTGCCAAGTCACTCGGCTGGAAAAATATTAACGTCGTTCGTACCGAGCTGACGGGCCCTGACGCGATTGCGTTTGCTCTTGCTGACAACCGGACGGCGGAACTTGCTGAGTGGGATTTAGACCCGCTCAACAAGACGCTGCAATCGCTTAAAGACATAGATTTTGATCTTGGTGCGATCGGCTTTGACGACGATTTCATGTCATCTCACACGCCGGAAGTCATCAAAGAAGGATTGACCGATCCCGACGCGGTGCCGGAACAAGTCGAAACACGATGCAAGCCAGGAGATCTTTGGACTCTTGGAAATCACCGTTTGCTTTGTGGGGACAGCACGAACATTCAGCACGTTGAAAGACTGATGGGCGGTGAGAAGGCGGATATGGTTTTTACTGATCCGCCGTATAATATCGCCTCTGACTCAAAGAATTATGCTCAAGACAAGTCAAAGGCAATGAAAGATTTGGCTAATGCTGATTGGGACAAAAATTTCGATATAAATCCCGCGCTTTCAAATATGATGGCTGTCGCGGCTGAGTCAGTGACTTTATATATCTGGACTAGCCATTTTATTATTCAGAAAATATGGGATCACCTTAACGAATGGTGTGATTTTACCAGTTATTGCGTTTGGTCAAAGCCTAACCCCATGCCCTGTTTGTCTAAACGTCATCCCACATGGAATACAGAATTATGTGTTTACGGTACTCGCGGAGCAAAGCGAGTAGTAAACTTCCCCGATGAAGGACACTTTTTATCGTGCCGAGAAGTTGTAAAGAAAAGTGATGGATCACATCCGACACAAAAACCAATAGAATTACTTGAGCCACTAATCGCATTTAGTTCTGGTATTGGGCAAAATGTTCTCGACCTATTCCTCGGCTCCGGCTCAACGCTCATAGCTTGCGAGAAAACTAATAGAAAATGCTTCGGCATGGAAATCGACCCGCACTATTGTGATGTTATATTAAAAAGGTGGGAAGATTTTACTGGTAATAAGGCCACATTAGAATCAGTGTAGGTTTCAATGTCGGAACGTCCACAAAATAAGCATTTAAAGCACTTCCCTAAAGGTGTTTCTGGCAATCCAAATGGTAAGCCCAAGCAATTACTGACAAAAGACAAGGTTAGCTCGATTCTTGGCAAGTTCGCGACGATGACACGCGATCAACTGCAAGACGTGGCAACTGATCCCAAGTCAAGCATGATTGAGATCATGATCGCGTCGATTATGGTCAAGGCAGCGAAAGAAGGCGATTATGCTCGCCTTGATTTCTTGCTGACGCGCTCGATCGGCAAAGTCAAGGACGAACTGGAACTGCAGGCTCGCACAATAGCGGACGATCAGTTAGACTTGATTCCCAAAGACAAAATAGTTGAGTTACTTTCAGGGGACTAAATGCCGTCGGAACAGCTTCATGTCATTTACGACGCGTCCAACAACTTCACGAGTGAGTCATGGGAAGTCATGCCGACGTATCCCGGACGTCCGCTGCGGCAAGGATCGTTACAGGCCATTTGGTCAGGTCTCGACGCGCTGACCGGTACGCTAGAGCTCGAGGTCAGCAACGATAACGTTAACTGGAACTGCTACGGCGGCGTGGTCGAAGTTACGATGACGCCTGCTGCAGATAATCAGATTTACGAGTTTCAAAAGTTCATGAGCCGGTACGTGCGCGTCAAATACACAAAGAACACTGTGACAACTGGCACTATCAAGATTGTAACCCATGGAGCTACGTGGTGACTTGTCGTCCTTCACTTGGCAGCAACGTAAACGCTACGGTGTCCGGAACCGTGGATTCAAGACCTGCAGGCTTAAGCATTGGCGGAAAGATCACGCAAGTCGCTCTTAACTCGGCCACGTGGACACAACTACCGCCAACGCATCTTGCTAACCGTAACTCGCTGTCTATTCAAAACGTGAGCGGCACAGAGATCAAGATCAACTACGACAATACAGAAGTTGGCTACGTTGGCGTGACCGTGGTATCGGGCAGTGAGCGGCATTACCTTGTGGGCGACATTCCTATCTACGCTAAGGCGTCAAGTGGCACGCCGACAATTCAAACGGAAGAACTAGCATGACCGTAGTCAACTCGGCTCTAATCGCAACTGTCTCAGTCGAGTCTGTATCTGCCTACACTATCAATAAATTAAATATGCCTTTGGCGAATACTGAATACTCGTTCACATTCCCAGTAGGTACGAAGACTTTCGGTTTTAGAAATAGAAACTCAGGCACGCTGAAACTAAAGCACACGTCCGGTGGGGATTATTTTACCTTTGATCCGTATGTTACGAACTGGGTGAATGATATAAAATCATCCGCAGTGGTAACTGTCTATTTTGAGTCGCCTTCTGCTGCTCAGTACGTCGAACTGATTTACTGGAGCTAAACTTTTCGGTTGGCCATCCGACACATGCCACGTTGTTAGGGTACATAAACTTTAATTGCGAGGTACACCATGAGTCAGACAGGTGCGGGCAAAACTAAGATCGTTTTCGACAGTGCAGACGTTGCGAATAGCGACAACATTGGTGCTAATTTAATTGCGAACGGTACGCAGTTAACCGCTACAGGTACAGCGTTAGACGTTAACGTAACAGCTTCGGCGTTGCCAACTGGTGCAGCTACCGAAACTACACTCGCCTCCATTTTGTCGTTGTTTCAGGCGTTAGATTTCGCTGAAGACAGCGCGCACACGTCCGGCGACATGGGGATTCAAGCCCTTCTAGTTCGTCAAGACACACTTGCTGCGAGCACATCGGCTGACGGTGACTACGGCTCGTTCAAGAGTAACAACCTTGGTGAATTGTATGTAAAAGACACCGGAGCAAATACAGCGCTTTCCGCGATCCAAGCAGTTCTTGAAGGATTGGACTATGCAGACGGCTCCGCTTGGGCCGCTGGTTCAATGGGTATCGAAGCCCTAGCCGTTCGTAAAGATGCCTCTGGGCCGTTGACTGGTGTTGCTGACGGGGACTTCTCGCCGTTGCAAGTGAATGCAAACGGTGAATTGAAAGTCGCAGCGTCGATCACTATCGGTGATAACTATGCTGAAGACAGTGCACATTCTTCAGGCGCAGTGGGTAGCTTCTCGCTCGGTGTTCGCAACGACAACCAAGCCACATCGTTCACATCTGCGGACGGGGATTACTCCGGTTTTGCTGTTGACATCAAAGGTGCGCAATACGTTAAAGACGTTGCAGCGTCTTCTAATTTGCAGCAAATCGTAACCGTGGGAACATCAGCGGTACAACTTCCAGCTACTTCATTGAGCAACCGATCATCCATGATGATTCAAATGCTTTCGAGTGGAACGTTGTACCTTGGATCTGCTACAGTGACTAACTCAGGCTCAACACGCGGATTTAGGATTGGTGACGGCGGATTCGTTTCTTTGGACGTTGGCCCAGCTAACTTGGTTTATGGTGTTGCTAACGCCGCTGGCAAAGACGTAATGGTTTGGGAGTTTGCATAAGCATGAAAGTTTCAGAAGTTTCAGAGCAAGATTTACGGCACATGCACCAACTTAGCACGCTCATGAACACGGTTCAGTGTTCGGTTGGGTGGAAAGATCTGACGAGAAGCGGTGACGCTGTTCGTTGGCTCCAAAACTTAGTGCAGGATATGGCTAAAGCTTTCTCTCAGAAACCTTCTGAAAAGCCTGAAGGGGAGCTTGTGCCCCCTTCGGTTCCGGTAGAATCTAAACCATCTGAGCCGGGACTTCCCGGCTTGGGTGACGTTAAGATAAAGGCATACAACCCAGGTAAGCCAGGGAAGAAATAATGGGCAGCGGATTTTCAGCTGGGGATGTGTTCTCGGAAGTGCTGACAACGGACGGCACGACCACAGTCATTCGCGGCACTGCTACAACAACCTGGACAGCATACCCAACAACAGCAACCACCAATATCCAAAGCGTTGTCGTAGAAAATGACAGAGATGTTTCAGGGGGCATTCGCATTTGGGTGGCTCTGGATAACGCAGGAACAAACTATACTTCGCTTGGACCTGGCGATTCTTTAGAGATTACCCCCAAATCGAAACAGCAAATCTTCCTACGCACAAACTCATCTACAGCGACATTCAGTATGTGGGTGAATCGTGAGCTTTAATTTAAAGCGCACAGCAAGTGCTAGCATCACGGCATTTGACAACTCGACGAACGGGTTCGCTTCCACTACGGTTCAGGCAGCCATCGAGGAAGCTAAACAATCTATACTTTCTGGGTCGCTGTCGTATCAACAAATAGCGGCAACATCCTCAACAACCACATCTTCCAACACCCCAGTCGCTATCAATTCCATGTCTCTAACCGTTTTATTGAGCGGGACATACCTTATAACTGGGACGTTGGCATTTTCTGCGTCAAGTTCAGGCGGCGATGGTACGCCAGTAATCGGGCTCTATAAAAATGGCACGTTGATAACAGGCACCAATGCTTCCTTTTTTACAGGGGGCAACCAGGGGATGATGTATTCTCAAGGGATTATCACCACGCTAATAACTAGTGATGTGCTAACTCTCCGCTGGAACACCACTGGCGGGAAAACTTTGACTGGTAATATGCGGTCAATCATCATTGTTAGGATAGCTTGATGCCAGATTACTCTTACACTAGGAGCACTTCGTATCTTCCCGAGCAACTTATTGGGGAAATCCTGGCAGTTAATCCTACGAGTATCTCCGGAGTCTCGACATCAGGCACCGATATAACGGTGCATGCTGGAGTATCTTTGACTCTTTTTGAGCAAGCTTCGGTAGAAACCGCCATTAGTTCGCACGTCCCAAACACAGCACATGCCTATGTTTCTAGCGTTATCAAAAACGCAATCCAGTTCGGCAATCAACTATTGATCAACTATGCCGCTGAAAACGTGCTTCTCGGTATCACTACAGAAGGCAAGACAGGACAAGTATTAACAAAGCTGGCTTCCGTTCAGCTAGCATTGCAGGCGGGTTCGCTATACGAGGCAATCACTCGTATTAGGGCGACACCAACCTCTGAGTATGACGAAAAATACGTTACGGCTAATAGGCTCTTAGCATTCGTAAATAAAATCGAAACTTATCTTGGACTTCCTTTGAGCGAGACTTTATGAACATTCGAAAACTTATATCTGTCGTTGTCATGGTTACTATCGTTGTTCTTGCGCTATACGACGTGTATGCCTACACAGAAGGCGGCACTGAAGGAACAATAAGTCATCTTATCTTGTCATGGAGTTACGCGCATCCTATGGTGCCATTTATAGGCTGACTTTTGTCTGGACATTTTTGGTGGCGCAGAATATGATTGGAGCCTATTGCCAGAATTTGGTTATCACGCCATCAAGCAGCGACTTACAGGCCAGCCAATGCCAGCAAGATCAAAATTTGGTAGCAATAAAGCATACCTCTGCACTGAAATCGCACCTAAAATCCAAGAAGTAAGACCAGAGTTTTTTTACTCTCCTCTGCCCTCCGAAATGATTTCACCGTACACACTCTACAAAAACATGTACAAATCTTCTTCGCTTGAGCCTTGCAGTTTCATAGGCTAGTATCTTTTTCAACTATGCTAGAAAAAGACTTTCAGAAAAAAGTGCTCAAGTTTTTGGGCTCGCTTCCAAACTCTTGGTTTATTAAAACCAATGAGAGATCACTCATTGGTATTCCAGACATCATCGGGTGCATCCACGGCATCTTCGTTGCACTTGAGCTCAAACGCTCCGTAAAAACAAAATCGCGCAGTAGAGCCCTACAAGAAGCCACACTCAGAAGAATACTAGCTAATGGCGGTGTCGCAGGTATTGTCGGCCCAGAGAACTGGGAAGACACTAAAAATAGATTACTTTTCATCGAAGGAGAAATGAGTGCTAAAATCCAAAGCGCACAAGGTTCATGTCAAACAGTCGGCCCTACGAAACAAGTTTGTAATCCCAGCCTTGATAAAGTTGGAGAAGTCATCGAACTATCCAAATATAAAAACCGTAAAAAGGGTTTCTGAAGTCACAAAAGTCATGGCAGAGACATTCAAACTCTCACAAGACAAATTTGTAGGGCTCGTAAGAGAACACGCTCTACTCGATGAAAACGGAAGCATCAAAGAAAAAGACGGTCAGGTCGGAACATTTGAGATCCCAGACGCAAATCTGGCGGCATGGACAACCGCACTGGGCGGATTTATGGATTCCGAGGCTGAAATTGTGCTACCATCAGGGAAGCTATCCCTCGATGACTTAGCGAAGGTAGGGCTCACACCCGAAGACTTAACGGCGTTGTCGTTTATTGTCGAGTAGGTAGTAGCCCCTCAATCTTATCAGCCAAGCTGCGTGTGGAATGCTCTATCCCGCTAGTGAGAGAAATCAATCTAGCGGGATACGTTTTTTCCATGATATCCCGAAGCTCATTTTCAATACCGGCCTCGCCATATGGGATCTCAAACACAAGTTCATCGTGAATCGTCAAAACCATTTTCGTCTTCTTACTCTGCAAAAACTCCGCAATCCGCACCATAGCAAGCTTCATCACATCCGCACATCCGCCTTGAATTAAATAATTTACTGCGGCGTAGGATTTGTCTCTGTTGCTCGTGACACGGCCAAACCAATTTACAACCACGCCTCTAATTTCGCTGCGCGCTTTTACCTGCGCGATAAATCGTGGAATCTCAGGGGAAGCGGAAAAAATTTTATCCATCAAATCTTGCGCGGCGAATTTTGTGATGCCAAGCCTTTCTCCAATAAGGCCAGCACCACCACCGTAAAGCGTTGTGAAGTTAATGGTCTTCGCTTGTGCACGTGTTACTCCAGCGAGCTCGGCTGTCGCAGAGTGTACATCTTTGCCGTCTTTCACCTGAGAAATTAATCCGTGCGCTTGCGCATAGTCCATCATAAGACGGTATTCCATCGCATCGTAGTCAAGCATCGCAAAATAGTGCCCTTCACGAGGAATAAATGCGCGCCTTGGAACAAACTCTGCTTTCAAGTCGTCGTCTTCGTCTTTTCGCAAATTTTGGAGGTTTGGATTTTGGCTCGAAAATCTCCCCGTAGAGGCACCATTTTGATTAAATGATGTATGCACCACATCATCAGAATCGGCCTGATACAAAAATCCTGCGTAGTAGTTGGAATTTGATTTAGCGTCACGGTACTCTAAAATAGTCTCTGCGACGGGAGAGGAAAACTTTTTCAATACGTCTGACTCAAAGGTTGGATTACCTTTGTCGGTATACTCAAATTTTTCGCCGTCAAAAATTTCTGCGAATAATTTTCCCGAAGCCTTAAACGTCTTGCCTGTCGCAGCTTCAAAAAGTTTTTCTGCATCCGACATACGTTTTAGCTCATACTCCAGCGCCCGCTCGCAAAAGGTGCGGTCAATGAGCACGCCATGGGATTCCATCTCAAAAAGCACTTTCGTTAGCGCGCACTCGTTCTCATACACCTGCATAATTGACGGATATTTTGGATCACGCTTTTCATCCCGCTCCTTTAAAATTGCGCGCTGCTTCTCACCTAGCTTCCATGTAATACGCGCATCCTGCTCAGCATAGGGGCGGATGAGCTCATAGGGCACACGGTCGTAATGAAGGTTTTTGCTGCGTGATTTTTTTCCGGGTACGGTCTCCCACTCCCAAAGACCGTTTTTAAGAATGTACTCTTTAACCTTGTCGTCCTTGTCCTCTCCGCAAAAGTACTTGGCGCAGTACTCTAGGCTGTAGGAAGGAAGTGCGGAATAACACACCCTACCAATTGCGGCAGTGCAGTGGATATGCGCCAAAGGATTTAATTCAATCCCAGACGCTCTCAGCATGTGCATATCGAACTTGGCGTTGTGCATGTATATCGTGCCCACGAAGGCACGCAAAAGCTCTGCAAGCACTTTTGTGTCGAACACATCGGGGTGCTCAGGATGAAAATTCAAATACGCAACAGACTTTCCATCGGCGATGATTACCGAGAAAAATCGCGCACCATGATAGGGCCGCAGTCCCGTTGTTTCTGTGTCCAAAGAAATTGAGGGGGACTCTAAAATCCCCCTCAATCCTTCCATCACCACAGCCACATTACTCACAGCAACAGAACTTGGAACTACATCGCTAATTTTTTGTTCGTCTTTTTTAACCACTTCTGCACCACTGGCGGGATACAGTACGACAGTTTCAAATCCTGCTCACGCGCTAAATCTACGCAAGCGTTTAAAACTGCCGCACGGCTTCTGTTCGAGTTCTTGCAAAGGCTAGTGACAAAAGCGTCATTCGCGCCGGTTAAAATGACGTTGTATGGCCGTTGTTGAAGACGCTTTTTAATTGCCCCAGCCGAAATTTCAGACTTTTGTTCTGTCGTCTTTTTAGCCGTTTTCTTCTTTTTCGTCTTTGGTTTTGTCTTCTTCAAAATCGTACCATTCAACTGCACCGTCTGCTCCGCAACTTCAGTCATCATCCTCAACCCCTTTAAAATGGTATGGCTTCCGTAGAAGCTTCACTCGCTTGGCCATTACCTTCGACGGCTATTTCCTCCGCAACCGTCTCGGTTTCTTCTACTGATTTGTACTTGTTTCTAGCGACTTGCTCTACCCAAAAGTTCGCAACCGGCACTAAATTCGCTGGTGTGTATTTGGTCTTTGGATCAGTTACTTTTTCAATCTCAAATGCCCACCAATTGCCTTTGTCGTTTTTCATCGGCACGGACATAAGTTGAAACATCTTGCCCGCTGGACTCTGATTATTGAGGACACGGCACTTTTCAAAATGCGTGACCAAGGTCTTTCCGGCATTACGCGCAGAACGGCTCAGTGTGATCTGGGCAGGTAAAACAAGATCATCAGGATCTACGTATTCGCCCTTTGAAAGACGCTCAAACATTTTTACCTGCGCTTCAAGGTCACGCAAAAATAGCATGTGCACGTTATATGTCACGTCACGGCGGAACGTCCTGCCGTCCACTTCCCATTGAAGCTCTTTTTTCTCTTGCGTGAAAGGCTCGCTGCCGATTGTCTTAGCCTTGCCGCTTGTCATCTCAACGATGCTCCAAACTTTGCTTACACCAATTGGAACAAAGTGCGCGGGCTTGCCCTTCGTTCCTAGCACAATGTTGTCTGGACGAAGGATGATGTCTCCTGCATTGAAATCCGCCATGTATTCTTTTTCGTAGGTGTTCTGGCGCAAAACTACACGGGGCAAAACAAGGTCTTTTGTATCAATGGTCCCGCCACCTGAAAAAGTTGACGGAAGGTTTGTGGCCTGTATTGCGACTGCTTTGGTTGTCATGGTTCATCCTTTAGTAAATGATAAGGTTACGTCGGTTGTGGCCTCAAGGCCCGGAATCTCGAAATCTTCATCTCCTCTTGCCGCAGCGGCTTCTAGCTCCTCCTTGTAAAAAGAATTTAACGACTGATGGTTGAATGTCCAACTGTCATCAAAAATTCCTTTGCTGTCAAGATAAGCCCTAAGTGCCGCTTTCTTCTCTTGATCGTCCTTTGGAAACTTGACGGAAAACCTTGCTGATCGGGTTACGCGACCAAACTCGCAATTGAAACTCGTCAAGTTACTCTGCTCTAAAATTGGGATAATCTTATCCTCTAACCGCTTTTTGTTTTTCTCTAGCTCTGAAAGCTGCGCATTTAGGCCATCCTTTTGCGAGCGAACATCGCGCAACTCTGCAACCAAACCCTTCAAATCCGATAACGTCACATCCTTATAGTCCACCAACTATCTCCTTTAAAACTTTGAGACCAATCTCTTCCTTATTTGCTAAAGCCCTTGCCACGGCTTCGTCAATAGTATCCTTGGCTACCAAATCAATCTGCGTGATCTTGTCGTGAATTTCACTTCCGCCTCGGTAGTTCCTAGCTTCACTTTGTAGGGCGTGCTCAAGCGAAAAATTTCGGCTAAAATTAACTGAGTAACTAGCAGCAACCAAATTAATCCCAATGCCACCTGCTTGAGGATTGCCAATAAGAACCCGCACGGCAGGGTCATTATTAAAACGGTCGATGTTCTTAAACTTCTCAGCGTTCGGTACGTCGCCGTGTATCTCGACTGACGGAATCTTAAGACCTTCGCACACCCTTCGGACGGCTGAATAATTTGCCTTGAAATTGCACCAGACGAGAACCTTATGGTGAGGAGCGACATCAGAAAGTATATCGGCCAAAGCAGAGGCTTTAGGATTATCTGAAAACTCATGAATTGATTTCTCCTTTCCTGCGATGTCCTCAACTGAAAGATGCCCAGATGCGATCTGCATAAGACGCAGCGCCTTAACAAGCGCAATATTCGCCATCGCAACCGATCCGCCGATGTACGTCACGAGGTCACGCTCGACCTCAAGATAAGCCTTCTTCTGCTCGGCGGAAAGTTCGATGCTTATGGTCTTTCGTACCAATGGAGGAAGATCAAGGCAATCTTTCTTTTTCGCCTGAATGGACTTTTTTGAAATAATCTTTGAAATTTTATCGATTGTAGAAGGATAAGGTTTCCAATTAGGAAATTTTATATGCGTAGGCATTGAGCGGTTTGCATCAAAAAAATATTTGTTGCGAAAAGTAAAAAAATTTAAACCAAAACTCGCACCTTGATCCAAAATCTTAAACTGCCCAAAAATATCCATAGGTGAATTTAGGATAGGTGTTCCGGTCATGATGATGCGATGTTTAGCTATCTTAGAAAGTTCAAACATGGCTTTGCTTCGGGAGGTCTTTGGATCTTTACACTTATGGATTTCATCCCCGATAAGGATATCAGGGCACCATTCCTTCAGTGCCGCCAAAAGCTCGCCCTTTTTGGCGTGAAGCTTTTCGTAGTTTATTACTAGCACTTTCTCTTTAGCCGTTTTGATGTCTTCAATCACACGCTCCGAAGAGCCTTTCAAAGCCCTAGCCTTCAGTGCCGAGTGCTCCGTCCACTCACGGACCCAGTTATCCAAAGTAATAAGCGGAGTCACAACTAAGACCTTCATCGCGCCACCGTGCGTGTGCATCTTCCACCGCGCAATCAAAACAGCCGTGTATGACTTACCTGTCCCCATCTCTTGAAACAAAGCAAAATCGCGCTGCTCTTTCGACATTTCCAAAGCGGTCAATTGGTGTTTCCACGGCGTTCCCCTAAAGTCAAACTCAGTCTTGCCGATAGGATTTGTAGCCATTTGAATCCTTCCCTTCTGTCGTATCGTCTAGCTGCATTGGCGGCTAGACGAGCTTTTTTCGTACAAGCGTACCAAGTCCGTTGATGTCTTTTTCCATCTCGCCGAGACGGTGCAGCACCACGGCAAGAGATTTATTGATTTCTTGCAGCTCTGTCTGATGGCGGTCCTGCTGAATCTGATGGCGATCAAAATAGTGTTTGATCACATTGCCCGCAAATAAAACAATCACCGAGGCGGTCGCTATTAAGACACTGACATTCGCCGCTGTATCCATGTGTTGCAATCTCCTAAAAAGTTTTGCATTCTATTTATACACACTAAGTCATGGGAGGACTTTATGACCAAGGCTAAGAAGAATAAGCCAAAAAAAGGCGGCGGCAAGAAGTAATTCTTGCGCATTGGTGCGGGAGTGGCCGCCTCGTTAATCCACTCACTACCTTCTTCTGTTCTCGGATAGTGCGGTGCGCCAGTTGGGGACACCATCATGTGTGGGACAAGGACGAAACTCTAAGACCCGTTCACAACCAATAAGACCTTCATCAACCCCGTGAGCTTTTAGACAGATACCGCAAATTGCTGTGTATCCTGTGTCATGGGAGATGCGCCAAGACCCGTTACCTTTTTTCTTAAATACGGCTCGCTCTGATCTCTGGTCCATCAAGACATTTTCTCCAATCCATGTGCGGGTAATCTTGCTGACATACCAGAACTTGAAAAAAAGCGAAACCCGCAATAGCCATTATAAAAGCCAGTAGTAAGCATGAAACAAGTATGAGCTCCCTCCAAAAAGGAGTGGCCTTGATCTTGATGGCAGCTAAGGTCTTTGGCTCATTTTTTGACATGGGTTGCCTCTCATTGCTTTAGCCTCCGTAGGGCCTCTTCATATGATAAGAGCAATTCCTCTAAATGTTCAATATGGCAGGTACAGGTTTCTTCGTGCGAATGTGTCTCGCAGAAGTCCCAGCCAAAATCAACAGCCACACGCAGCGTATTTAGTACCTTGTCTGCGTGCTCTACCTTAAGGCGTTCTAACTCATTCACGCAATCGCTCCACAAGTTTATCTGCGTAATCAATCGCTCTTGCGACATCGTTTTCCACGACGGATTTGTAATCTAAGTTATCTTTTGCTGGCGCGCCTTCATGGGCAATTATTCCTTTTAGCGCAGAAATAGCTGCGTAGTGCTTCAGACTGTATGCCGTTAATGGATCGTTTGGATTACGGGTCATGGTTGTTCCAATAGTTGTTTTAGTTCGTATAATGCGTGCGGGTCAGCGTAGTCATCAATAACTTTCTTTGCTTGCTCAACCACCGCCTCCAACTTCTCAACCCGGTCAAGTAGGTACTGCAAATCTGAGGGAGCGTGGGCGATTAGTTGAGCATTCAGCTCGGTCGAAGCTAAACAAACCATGTGATCGAAGTGTCTGTAAATCGCCCTAACGTCTTTACCTTGCGGTGTCCAAGGGCCATGTGTAGCAAATGCCAGCCTCTTTTTAATATCGTCAATGCGGGTCATTTACTGACGCTCCTAAATCCATCTTTTCGTCGCTGTTTCGCTATTCCTTCATCAAATATTGGTAGCGGAAAGGGGCATCCGCGATAAGCATTATTCATACAGCACCGGCTGTAATCTCCTGTATTTCGAGATCCGCCGCCGCCAGTATCGCAATAAGCAACAACAGTCTCACCTTGCCAGTCAGACAAAGCTAACTTCGTAGCAACTGCGCTAGTTGCACCACAACTAAACCAACAAAGCAATCTCACAACTTCTCCAATGCAGCGCGGGCGCGGGTGCCTCTATCGTTGTCTGTCTCAGACCATATCGGGCAATTCGGATCTTGGTAGTCGTCGCATTTTCCTGCGTAATTTGCGCCGTCAGCGTAGAATTCCAACGCCTCTTTTGCCGTCCGCAATTTCAAAACCAAATCAGCATAAGTATTTGCCAACTCATTCAGAGTCATGTTGTTTAGAGCATGGCTGGCTAGGCTATCGTGTTCGTCCATTATAGTTTCTCCAAAACAGGCCACGACCAATGACCGCGCTCGTATGCCTCGGAATACGGTACATCACCCATATCGAACATGCCGCTAGTGTAGAAAATCTTTAAAGAAACACTAGTATCAGAAATGACTCGCGTAATAATTGCCGCCTGTTGTTCTGGCGGAAAGCGCCCATCCTTGTCTCCGAGATTCGTGTAATGCACAATTCGCCCGACTGTTGGTTTCATCCATCCACTCCCACAAAATTAAAAAAATCTTTCGCATCGCTGTTCAAATACTTTTTCAGCATGATTGCTTGCATCTGCCAATGCGAGTTGTTCATACTACACGCATCCATAAGTTTGCTCATATACGCATTGAAAAATGCTCCCTGCGTTTCATCAACAGCGTGAGCCAAATACTCCGCCAAATCCTCTAGCGAGAACGTAGCTTTGTTGATTGGCTGGATTGGGAGTTCTATGTCGATCATTTCTCTTTACTCTCCAAGTAATCAGCGGCTTTTAGAAGCCACTTTGCAAGCTTTCTTGCTTCCTTATAATTTAAGTACCTGTGCCTAACTTCTATTTCATCCGGCTGAAGCGTCGCACAGAAAAACGCGTCCCGTTGCTCTAATGAAAAATGGTTAGGCTTTCGCGGCTTGTACTTTTTGTTACTTGCTATTGCGAAGCCCATTCTCACTCCTTAGTTATTTTCTCCAGCGCAGCTCGCGCAGTTTCGAGTCTAGCTTGCATGAATCTCGTATCGGCTGAATCGTGTACCGAATATTGAAAATGATCCAACGTATCAATCGTTAGCTCCAACGCCTCCCGAGCGATGGCGAGTTTTTGCTCTAGTTCAGAAACCTTCTTTCTCCAACTATCAATTGGATCACCATACATTTGATCGTCATTATGGCTACCGAATACCATTTATGACTTCTCCAATTCTTTAATCGAGTTTACTAGCTTGTTATAGTGCCCAGCTAAATCCGCTTCCGCGATCTTGCCAAGTCGATAGTCAACACTTGCCGCAGCGTGCTTCTTTGCCGCATCAACCACGGCCATTTACTTCGGGAACGCATCCAAAACTTCATCAACACTTTCTTCACAAAGCCATTCCATAGCAGCCAATTCCTTGAGACGAACCAATGTAGTCATTCTCGCTCCAATTCTTTCAAGGCAGCATATAACCTAGAATCTTTATCTGACTTCTTCTCGCTCGATTCCATTACCGAACTAGCCTTAATTGGCTCAGCCCAAACCTTCGCCGCATTAACCACAGCCAACAGCTTTCTGTTCTGAAGTTTCAAAGTAGCATACTCATGAATCAAATCGTTGATCTTCATGTGGTGCAATGCCGTACTGCAAATTGAATCGTGTTCGTCCATTAGTAATCTCCCAACTCAACAAGAGCCTCGAATACTTCCTTCTGCCAGCACTTACAAAATATTCCACGCTTTCCGACACATTCTGGTTTGTGTGCTGTGTCGTACACCGCTTTCTTAGCTGCCTTCGCTACGTTCTCAAGCCTTCTGATATAGGTAGCCAACTCACACGTTGTACAACCTTGCTGATCAAGCTCTTCCTGCATGAGGCACGGATCATTGGACGCACAACCACTAACTGCGAAGAGAAGAAATATTTTCCGCATCACGTACCTTCTTTTGCGTTAAAATTAGAAATGCAAGTGTGCCCACAAGAGCCAACACAGAAAACACACCAAAGAGTGCTAGTAACTTCACCGCCACATAAAAACCCTCGTGCTGGCAGAGCATAAGGCACCTCCAAGCTAGTGTTTGAAAAAATTTGTCAAGGTGTTTGTAGCTCAGAAAGCATCCGGTGCGCCATCTCACGCACCTTGGGGTCCTTCGTGATCAAATAAATTTTTCTTACGTCTTCACGCAAATCATCGAACCTTTTGTCATAAATTTCAACGGCGCGAAGCTTCTGCGCATAGTCGCTAAGTACGGCCTCCCAATTCAACGCTTGCCCTCCCTGAAATATTCTGACTAAGATGTTCTCTCACAAAAATTTTCTTAGTGCACACCTACTTAGTTTTTACACTGTAGTCAATGGAAATAAAGAATGCGCTCAAAGCATGTAGTATCACTGTCTCTAAACAAATCAATGAACCCAAAGCATCAAAAAGATTTCTACACCAAAGAACTCACAATTAAAGAACTGTCAGAAGTAATCATGAAGGAAAATTGGTCCCCGTGTGTATGGGAAAATGGCGTGCGGTTTGGAAAGAACTTTGTAAGTGCTTCACTCATGGCCTTTGATTTTGACTCCGGCATCTGGACACTCGAAGACGCAAAAGCCTATTTTTGCAGTACCAAAGCACCATTCATCCTCGCCACAACTAAGAGCCACCAAAAGCAAAAGGGCGAAAGTCCTCCGTGCGATAGGTTTCGGGTCATCGTTTGCGCGGACGAGTGCACTAGCATGCTGGATTATGTGCACACGATGAAACTCCTCTGCTCGGAGCTCCCTTGCGACAATAGCTGCACCGATGCCGCACGCTTTTTTTGGCGCTCTGTAGGAGATGTCGCGGTGTTTTCTGGTGAGGATGGCGGGCTTTTTCATTGGTCGAAGTTTGTGGAGGAACGGAAGTTCTTTTACAGAAGAGGCACCAAATCTCCGCTCGATTGGCCAAAGGATGTCTCGTTTTATCTGACATCCAGAGTCGAAGTCGGAGGAAGGCACAAAGCCTGCTACAGAATTGGTGCTGCTTTGGCTCGGCACGGCTACACAGAAGAGGAAGTGTTCGAGTTGTGCAATGGATCTGTGAGCCTTATGGGCATCGGCGCAGACGAGGTGCGTCGGCAAATCGAGTACGGCTTTAGAGCAGCGGCGGCGGATTATGAGGAATACTGCAAAGGACAACGAGACAGCGGCGCTGTAAAAGAAAACGGCAGCAACACTAACAATTAACTAAAAATCAACAAGACAGAAAGTAAAGAGGTTTGTGTGAGCGATAAACTAGAAGGCGCAAAAGATGCAAACGAAAATGCAGACAAAAATGCAGACAGCAAAGAAAACGTCGTGAGCATCAAAAAAGTTGTGAACAAAAGAGGAAATGGCGGAGGGGACGGAGGAAGCGGAGGCGGGCATAGTGCCTCTGAAAAGAAAAATTCTTTATGGGTCAAAAACCGGCAGCTTATCTCAGAGACAATTGGCTACATAGAAAATCCGGCGACCAAAAATATGCCACACGGCAGAAGATTTGTTTGCGTGGAGGACTTAACTGCGAATGTCACGTTCGCTGAAGTACTGCAAGATGAGGAAGGGCGGCTTACTAACATATTGCGGCCTACTTCCATCGCAGGACTAAGGCGCGCCGTTTGCGACTACGGAAGATCTTTAGGGTTTGAATATCAGAACCCCGCACCAAATAACGTTGAGGACGTTGTGCGCTGTATGCAGCATATGGCACGAACCATTAAGGCTGATTCCATACACTCCATACAACAGGCGCACGAGCACCACGGATGGACATGGGAAAAACTTCCGTTCTCATTAGATCAAGAAGGTGAAACACCCTATTTTGATAGCATCCTCAGCCGCTGCGATAATCCAGAGCCACTTATGGCGTGGATTGGCAGCCTCTTCGATGAAGAAGCCTCAAGGACACAGTACTGCTGGCTTTACGGAGAAGGAGATAATGGCAAAGGGCGGCTTCTTAGTTTTCTTTACAACATTTTCGGGCGAAGTGCGTGCAGCACACAGGCACCAAATAAAATGAGAGAACACTTTTGGGCGTACGAAATTTTCGGGAAACGGTTTGTTTGCTTTGGCGATGAGGATAATCCGGCATTCGTCTCCACGGGCACATTTAAGTCTATAACAGGAGATGATTACGTGCGCATTGAAGGCAAAGGAATGCCTGCGATGAGCGTGAAGATGAAGTGCAAGTTTATTTTCTCTAGTAACAAGATCCCGAAAATGGATGACACATTGGCCAATAGAAAACGTGCGATGTACTTCGAGTTTAAGCCTCTTGAAAGCGATGTGAAAAAAATTTCTGAGGCACAATTTGACGCGGAGCTCTTGAAAGAGGCGGCCCCGTTTCTTACACGATGCTACCGGCTATACATGCAGCTTTGCCCCAATCACGAGAGAATCCCCTATGCTGCGGAAAGCATAAAAGCTGTGTTTGAGGACAAAGAAGGCGAGGATACGGTTGACGAGATGATTGCGGCGTGCATTGAGAGGCCGGAGAAAGATTGGAAGAAGAGCTTTATCACCGCGTGCGATATTGAGACGATTGTCAAGGCTTATTATCCAAGTGCGAAAGGCAACCCGCCAAGCCAGCTTATAAGGAAAATATATGCGGCCATCGCCAAACAGTGGCCAGATTCACTAAGGACCAAGATTAAGATCAAGGGCCAAAAGCAGGTCAGAGGCATTAGAGGGCTTACCTTAACCAACTCTGCGAGACGGACTTTTGGATTCGATAATCGGCCAGAACTCGTCGTTGAGGGATTTGAGGGCGATGAGGTGCCAAGTAAGGACGGGCAAAGTCATCTGCAATAAAGCCAATGATTTCGTCACGGCGGTGTGACGGTTAGTGACAGGGTGACGGTACGGGTACAGGCGAAAATTTATGCCTGTACCCTTGTTTTTATCTGCGATATCATTTTGTTAGAGCAAAAAGCGACAGGTGACGGGTAATTTTCGATACCTTAATATATATATCACACATACACACACGTATTATGCATATATCTCTTTCTCACCCGTATAATATATAAATTTATATGTCACCTGTCACTTTCAAGAAATAAGTACCGCAAATTAAAAAAGAAAATCGGTGTGACGATTAAAGGTGACGGCACTAAAAGGGACAGGTGATTTCCTGTCACCTACTCCCGAAAAGCTATTACCTCGCCGTTGGGGAGGGTTGGAAAAGTGGGTGCGGTGATGGGATGCCGTTTAAACGCTCTAAAGTTGACGCTGTTGCGTCAAATGCTGCCGTAATCAGCCTTATTCATTTTTTATACAAAACTCGTCAGGATTTGTTTTAGACGTTTTTAGAGGATGTGGCCAAAAATTGGATTTTCGGATTCCCAAAAAGTTTTCCCCTAGCGCCGATATGAGGAGTTTTTCGGTGGACCATGGGATGCGGGGTGTCAAAGGATTAGACAAGCGTCAAAGCGAAAAGACTGGGAAAACCGATGTTTTGACTAAAAACTAGTCGCTGGCGCAAAGGTTTTTGGCGGAAAAGGCTAAGGAATTATCGGTGGCACAAGGCGTGCAATAACTAAAGCAGGACTAATCAGCCTAAGGAGTGGGCGCAAATAATGGGTGCTTTATGTTTCATTCCTGTGAGCGAATTCATTCTAAGATAAGCGAGAAGCTAACCTTTGCGCAGTATCAGCGATGGACTAATTGTCCTGATAGAAATTATCTAGCGCGTTTTAGAAGCCTAAACAAAGTAACTAAGTCAAAAGCTTTGTTAGCGTTAGCTAACGAGGGCGTGAAGGCTTACCACATCGAAATTCGCAAAACTTTCAAATTGGTCGGGTGAAATTATGAGTTTTTATTATTGCTGCAATGAATGCACCCACTTTGAGAAACGGGAAGAAGAGATAACGCTTATTTGCCCTAGCTGTGACTCCGAAATGACCGAATGTGAGCCCCCGTCAGAAAGGGAATTAGAAAGCCTTTTCGATGAACACCTTGACGACGGAGTTGAGCCTTTTAAAGTCGGATTGCTTAGTTATGATGCGTCAAGCACGTTTAAAATGGTTGACACAATCGCTTACCGTCAAGAATTCCTTAGATGGCTGGACGCTGAAACAAGCGAAGGCAAATTTATAGAATTCGATGGCCAAACTTTTTATGCTTTCAACTAAGGACAAAATTCTATGCTTAACAAAATGGCGAAAGCAGCACTAGAACTCGTGGATAAAAACGGAATGGGTTTTAGAAGAGTGGCACGACTTATAATAAAGGATTGCAAACTAACGTTGATTAGCACAAATGGGTTTGGTGCGCTCAAGCAGGTGACAGCAATTCCCTCGGATCTTAGCGCGGCGGTTAGCGAAGTTAGCCTGAGCCATGCGGCACTAACAGCGATTAGTAAGGCTAGACTCTTAAATCAGATAAGCATCACCGAAAGCACGATTGAGTTTTTTGATGGGAAAGCGCTTTCAAGGTTTCCCATCGTTCAGGAAAGTTTCCCCAACACCGATTTTATTTTTTCAAAAGATAGAAAACCTGTGAGCAGGAACACTGAATTCCTTATGGACGTAAACTTTCAAAAGATTTTTTACCACAAAGACTTTCACGTCGAAATCGGCGCCAGCGCTGACGATGAAATGATTTTCTTTTCGGGTAAATCAGAAATCTTAGGTGCGAAAACTGATTTTGTGAAAGTGAGGATAACAAAATGAACGACGTTAAAATGTCGCGTGCTGAAATTTGCGATGAGTTTTTGAAGTCAGAGGGAGTTATATGCTGCTCCGCAATCGACAGCGAAAGCGGCTCTTATTTCAGCTACGATGGGTGCAACTGTTGCGGTCAAGGCGGCACGAGCGTTTATGATTGCAGTGGCTATGACCTCACTAGCAATCGGATTTTAAACCTAGGTGAAGTTTGTCACGATTGCCTTTATTATTTCGCTAATGGAGTTTGAGATGAGTTTGCTGTTTGCTTTACCTATCTTGATTTTGCTGTGCGCTTTCGTTGACGCATCAAACGACAGCGATTGGTGAGGATTAGGGTTAAGACTAAAGATAAAGTGACTAAAGCGCCGAGGAGGGCGCTTTTTTTGCGTTAGTTTACAGTTTGATCGTTTGATCGTTTGATCAAGAATCAATTCCGTCAAGGCTAAAGTGGCTGGATGGGCGGATTAGCTTAGGGTTAAGTGATGGTGGCTTTAATGAATAAGGGTTTTTAGCGGTTTTAAAGGCTTAGTCGCTGGTGGTTAAGGAGCAACCTAAAGGATTAAGAGTTTAGCGCCCCTGTCATTTGGAATGTATGTAAAGCTAACGGACTATGAATTTTGCGCGCTAATACCGAGCCCCTTTCGTCCGTTCTATTTACCATGCTGTACGCTGGAGCCGTCGCCGCTGGGGTCCTTCCTTAACCCCTTTATAAACGTCCCAATTTGCCTTACGCGCCGCGATGCATTGGCTTCTTATGAGTCTTTTGTCCTTTTTCCTTTAAGGATCTTTGGACCGTTGGCGGCGTTTTGTTGATCAAGTTACCGTAATCATTGGACTTTTGGATGTTCGGAAATTTTGGCCCGTAATATCAACGGGGGGGCTGGGTCACGATGGAAATTTAATTTTCTAGGCCCCCTGCTCCTCTTTTTTTAAAAAACAAAACCACACGAAAACCGCACAAAAACAAAAATCCCCAACAAAATCGCACCCATCTAAAAATTGCCCTTGACACTTTAAAATTACCCTGAAATTCTACTGTAAATTAAAATCAAAAATCCGCCGCCAAAGGTACATCCTACATGAGTAAGGCACTTGCCCTACAAGAAGGAGCGGAGCTTTCGCGCTTTGACTTCGACAATCCTCGCAGCATGGTGAACCTGATTGAATCTGATGAGTTCAGATTAGCGATCCGCCGTGCTTTGGAGCAGGCTCCAAGTCTCTTTCAAATGGATGAGCCCAAGTTAGAAAAGGTGCGTTTATCGACGGCTTTGATGAACCGTTTAAGGCTCTCATTTTGGGATGAATACGACCGTGCAGTTTTTGCCGGTGAGCTGATGCAGATCAAAAATATTGTGGCTCGTCATTGCGACAGGGCGCACTTTTACGACCGTATTTTGAAGGTCAATTGGAACGTAGCATTTATCACGTTGCCGCCTAGAAGTTACGAATTGACGATGCGGTATATTCTTGATCGTGCGAACCGCAAGATCGAAGACATTTTGAACATGCCTTTGAAGACTCCGCAGGGAAAATTCGACTACAAATTAGCGTCGTTGGTTTTAAAGATTCAGCAAGTAGCTGACAACAGAGTACGAGGTGCGGTCACGCAAAAGCTGCAAATTCAGCAGCACTCTACTTCGATGAATTTGACTCCTTCCGATTTTGACCGTCTTACGTTGCAAGAGCTTGATGCGATTGACACGCGTGTGCAAAAAATTATTTCTGCCGACAAGACGGAAAAGCTTCCTTTATCTTCACCTCCGGAAAGAGTTGAGGTTTTGACCCTTGAATCAGAAGATACAGAAAGCGGTAATCAAGCCTGACATGACCTCCGCCGAGGCGCGGGTTGTAAAAAGGAAGATTGAGTCAGCGCGTGCAAAAAAGCGTGCTGAGCTTCCGCATTTGTACGGTTTCAAGTGGTACAAGTGGGCCAGAGAATTTTTCGAGACTAAAAATCAGATTTCATTTTTGACTGGTGGAAACCAGATTTCAAAATCGTCTTCTAACATTAGAAAGGCGATTGAGTACGCAACGAACAAGACTTTATGGAAAGAGTTGTGGCCGGAGAAAAATCTTCCTCCGAGGCAATTTTGGTACTTCTATCCCGATGCCGCAACAGCAACGTCGGAGTTTGAAAAAAAGTGGGTGCCAGAGTTCATGCCTCGTGGCGACATGCAGATTCATAATGTTTACGGGTGGAAGGCTGAGTACAAGAAAAAAGAAATCGATTGCGTGCATTTTAACAGTGGTGTGACGATTTACTTTAAGTACTACTCGCAGGCTGTAAAAAATCTTCAGTCCGCAACGCTGCATGCGTGTTTCATTGATGAGGAGTGTCCGGAAGACTACTACGACGAACTTGCCGCACGTCTTTCCAGTACTGACGGATATTTTAGTATGGTGTTCACGGCCACCCGTGGGCAGATGCTTTGGTATCGCACCATGGAGCGCATTGGTTACGAAAACGAGGCGTTCAAGGGCGCGCACAAGCAAGTTGTTTCTTTATACGACTGTCAGTTTTATGAGGACGGCACGCCGGGTGCTTGGTCGCTTGAGCGCATCAAAAAGCGTGAGAGTGAGTGCAGCTCCGAGGCGGAAGTACAAAAGCGTGTGTACGGGCGCTTTGTCAAAGATGATGATTTGCGTTTCCCGCATTTTCAGGCGGCTCGTCATTTTGTGGAGCCCTATCCGATTTCAATGGATTGGCGTGTGTATGCTGCGGTCGACGTAGGTAGCGGTAGAAAAGCGTATTTGAACACGCATCCATCTGCTGGTGCGATTGTTTTCTTGGCAGTAAATCCGCAGTACACCAAAGCAGCGGTATTTAAGATCTGGCGCGGAGATGAGATGGAGACTTCCGCCGGAGATATTTTGGATCAGTACAGAAGAATGCGTGCCGGCATCAGTGTCACGCAGGCGTGTTACGATTACGCGAGTAAAGAATTTGGTTTGATATCTTCGAGAGCATCTGAAAATTTTATCCCAGCCGACAAAGGCAAGTTTAACGGCATCAACACACTCAACGCACTTTTCAAGCACGGGATGCTTGATATTTTCGACACTGAAGACGGCGAGAAGATGTGTGCCGAGCTCATGACCGCACCCGCCGAGAAAAATAGAAAGATACAGGACGATTTAACGGATGCTCTCCGTTACTGTGTGCTGCAAGTGCCGTGGGACTGGGGTTCCATTCAGTTTTCCAAAGAAGAGCTTTTGCCTGTGAAGGAAGAGGGCATTGTGGACCGTCCTTTGACGGACACGGAAAAACTTGCCTTGCAGATAAGAGAGCGCAGGGGCGAGATGGAGCCCAAAGAAGAGGACGGCTGGATTGATATTGATCACGAGTTAACTTTTTGGAATGAGATGTATGGTAACTGATTTGTCAGCTAAAGATTTATGCCGTATCATTGAAGCGGGCGCACGTTTCAATCTCAAGACCCTTAAGATGGGCGAAGTTGAGTTGGAGTTCGCCGACCGGGGTCGTCTGGCCATAGAAGACCTGCCAAAAACTTACCAGTACGATTTGCCATCGCCGGAAAGCGTGGGCGCACCTAACGAAACCAAACAAGAGCCCAAGGCCTCCATTATGGAATCTCAACTTCTTGAGGACGCACGTGTATCTCAACTAATGGTTGATGATCCGGTTGCGTTTGAGCAGGAGATGATTGATGGATTTTTGGGCAGCAGGAGACAACTAAATGCCGACACTTAAGATTGATGAGTTAAATCAATTATACACGGACGGAAAATCAGCGGATAAAGAATCGTATGCAGAAATGCGGAGCAACATTTTGCTTTCCGCAGGAGAGCATTACTCCAAAAGAAATGGATCGAGTTGGAATAGAGTTCGTTCTAATGTCGAGACGAGTAACGACACGCAAAAGCTTCGCATCACGAAAAACTGGATACACAAGTATTTGCGTCTCTACGTGAATCATATTTTATCTAAAACACAGGGCGCAACCGTAGCGCCCCAAAATCCTACGAACATCCAAGATCAGAAGACCGCCGAGCTAAATAAAAAAGTAAACGACTACTTAAAACACAGAAACAAAACGCGAAGTGTGCTGCGATACAGTGCGGATGACTACTGCCGCATTGGTGAGGTGTGTCTGAGGATGTACTTCGATCCGATGAAAGGATATCTCAAAGGATACGAAGGGAAAGTTTCTGAAACCGGTGAGCCTGTGCTTGATGAAATGGGCCAGCCTGTCCCAGATGAATCAAAGCCAGTGATGACAGGCGAGATTGTGTGGGAAAGAATTTTCGGTCATCAGATTTTCAGAGACACTTCGGCAAAATCCATGGCGGGCTCTACGTTTATTGGAATTGAGCGTCTTGAGCCGCTAAAAAAGCTGAAGGAAAAGTACAAAGGCGACAACGAGAAGCAAAAATATCTTGTGGAGTCGAAAGAGGACTTCATTATTTTTGATTCTGAGCGCATGGGTTACTCAAGAGAAAAAGACCAAGTATGTTTGCGGGAGTTTTACTTTCGTCCGAGTCACGAATATCCCGACGGTTACTTTTATCTCACAACGCAGGCCGGTATTTTAGAGGAAGGTCCACTTCCATTCGGTATTTTCCCTATTAAATGGGCGGGATTTGATGAGCATCCAACGAAATGTAGAGCAACAAGTTTTATTAAGGTCGCACGTCCTTGGCAAAGTGAAATCAATCGTGCGAGTTCGCAAACCGCACTTCATCAAGTTACCTTGGGAGATGATAAAGTGCTTTACCAGAGCGGTACTAAGGTCTCTCCGGGAGCCCTGTTACCCGGAGTCCGAGGGCTAACGTATCAAGGAGCTCCGCCAACCATCTTGCCGGGCCGTGACGGCAGTCAATACCAAGGCTACGTTGACCGTCAGGTAATTGAGATGGGTGCGGCCCTTCTTATCGATGAGATTGACCGTGAAAAGCAGTCAAATCTTGATCCGTACACACTTTTGTATCGCTCCATGAAGGAGCAGTCATACTTTTCCTTTTATCAGGAAAAGTTCTCTGAGTTTTGGATTGATGCCACGTTCACAGCACTTGAGCTTGCACGAAAGTACATGTCCGATGAGGAGTTGATCGAGGCGATTGGCACAGATGAGATCGCAAACATCTCGGAGTTCAGAAATAGCTCGCCACTTTGCTACAAAATCGTTGTGGAGGAGGGTGATGAGTCGCTGGAAAGTCGTCTAGGTCGTCAAATGACTGTGACCCAGATACTTCAGTACGTGGGCCAGCAGCTTTCACGTGAAGACATCGGAAAAATCGTTAAAAACCTGCCGTTTGGTAACTGGAAAGATGATTTTGAAGACCTAACGATGAACGAAACCAACGTTCAGAACGACTTTTTGGCCTTAGAACGTGGGGAATTCCCCCATATTTCACCTAAAGACGATAGTAATTTTGTACTGCAAAAAGTGGCTTCGCGGATGAAAAAACGCGACTTTCAGATGCTTTCTCCGGAAGTACAAGAGCTTTACAGCAAATACGAGCAGATACATTTACAAAAACAAGCGGACGAAGCCGCAAAAGCCGCAGCACTTGATGAAGAGCGTGTGCCAACGGGTGGAGCGATGGTGGCTTGCGACATGTACGTGCCTAGTGATGATGTGAACAAGGCTCCAAAACGTGTGCGCATGCCTTACGAGGCTTTGGATTGGCTCATTAAGACTTTGGATGCGCAGGGATCTAGCGCAGAAAAGCTTGAGCAGATGAATCAACACCAGCTTTCACAGGTTGCCAACATGCTGATGGCTCAGCGTGGTGGGCAGCCTGATTTACAAACCCAAATGCAATAAGGGAGTTTTGCATGACGGATGTTTCTAAGTCTCAAGGAAATGAGACGACTGCAACGGCGGACACTGGTGCAGGCAGTGCAGTGGCTACGGAGGGTGTAGAAGTTGGGGCGGCGGCAGAGAAGACGGCTGGAACTGACACTAGCGCAAAGGCTGGTGCGGTTGCGGGTGGGACTGCCGAGAGCGTCTACTCTCCAAACTACAAATTCAAGGTCATGGATCAAGAGCTTGAGTTTGATGAGTGGGTGAAAAAATCTATCAAGGATGCCGATACCGAGAAGAAGGCGAGAGACCTCTACGCCAAGGCTTACGGGCTTGAGCATGTGAAAAACGATAGGCAGGCAATAAAGACCCAGTACGAAGAACTAAAGAAAACACACACGCAGACCGAAGAGGCACTTAACAAAGTCGTAGGAATGGCTCAGGCAGGGGACTTGGAGGGTTTTTTCCAAGCTTTCGACTTGCCTATTGAAAAGGTGCTGCGTTTCGCATTAGAATATGCGCAGAGAACACCTGAACAACAAGAATACTTAGCATCGCAGCGGGCGGCCCAGCAAAGGCAAGAAGAGGCGGAGCAAAGATACCAGCAGCTAGCTCAAAGCAACGAGCAACTGCGCGTTCAGCAAAGAACGTTTGAGCTTGACCAGCAACTTTCACGCACGGACGTTGCATCGGTAGCGCAAATGTTCGACTCACGGTTAGGTCAACCGGGAGCGTTTCGTATGGAAGTAATTCGACGTGGTCAACTGCACGCAGCGAGCGGACAAGACATCTCCGCAGAACAAGCGGTCAGCGAGGTCATGAGGATAGTAGGGATGCAGGCTCCGATGTCCATGGATGGACATTCTGCTGCCGCGACAACAAAAGTTGTGCAGCCGAATAGTAAGCCCGTGCTTCCTAATATCCAAGGTCGAGGCGCTTCTGCCGTAAAGAAAACACCAAAATCACTAGACGATCTGCGCAGAATGGCTGAGGCCGCTGCCGGAGTTTAAAAGGAGTTATATAAATGAGTACCAATCGTACATTTCAAGATATGCTAAACGAATACTTGCCGAACGAGCTTTTGTTTGAAGAGCTCATCAAGCGAGACTACATCCTTCAGAAGATCAAAAAGCGCAACGACTGGAAGGGCGGCAAGTTGATTGTGCCCTTCAAAGGTGCGGGCGCGTCTTCTTTAAAATTCGGTGGCCTAACTGGTGACACCGACATTGCAGAATCGCAATTTGTTCGCGGCTACGTATCAGACTACGTAGAATGCTGGGCATCCTTGCAATTCAACCACCGCGATCTTATGGATCACAGCGGCAAGATTCCAGAATCCACATTCCTCAAAATCCTTCCGGATGAAATTGAGCGCATGATGGAATACATGAAGATGGTTGTTTCGGTTCAACTTGGATCGGGACCACACTTCGCAACATTGACCGCTGACGGCACTGCCGGTGGCGTAATCACTGTTGACAAGATCGACCGCTTCCAAATCGGACAGAAATTGTTCTTGGAAGATGGCAACACCGCAGCAGCGGCGTACTACGTCATCGCAATCAACGTTAACTCTTCCGAAGTTACCGTTTCATCGACACGTGGCGGCGCAGCAGCTAACGTTTCTGCGTACACAACCGCACAAAGTGCGAAGTGCTACCATGATGGTCTATCTTCCGCAGGCGGAAGTTACACATCACTTCGTCAAGCACTTTTGTCTGCGGCAAACGGCGGCACAGCTAACTTGCACAACGTAAGTAAGCTCGCATGGCCTCACTTGCAAGCAGTCAACGTATCCGGTGCTTCGATCACTGCATCCAACATCCTTGATAAGTTGTTCGATGCATACACCGAAGTCCGCAAGAAGGCCAAAGGGATGGCGAACACATTCCTGATGTCCTACAAGCACCTTGGTTCGATCATGAAGTTGATCGAAACGCAAAAGGGGCCATTCGCAGTTACAAAAGCGCCGAGCGCGTCTTTGTACGGCTGGACTGAAATCGAAATCACATCTGTAAAAGGTACGCTGACCTTGGTCGGCATCCAAGAGATGGACGACGATATCATCCCAATCATCGACTGGAATTCAATGACATTCAACACCAACGGCGGTTTCAAAAAGCGCGCATCGCCAGACGGTAAAGAATACTTTGAAGTCCGTTCGACCTCTGGCTTCAAGTATATCGTTGATGCGTGTTTGTTCGGCGAATCCACGTTCGAGCAACCCGGACACAACGGTATCATTCACTCGATCAGCTACTAATAGTTGACCCAACGGGGACTAGACCTCTGTCCATGACAAGTCAGTCCCCTCACATCTTTTAGGAGACTTAAATGCTATCTCAAACAGTAAAAGACGGCTTAAACAAGTCTAACGACTGGGTTTCAGCTAAAAATAAGCTTGGCGACTTGGTGCACAAGAACATGAACTGCGTCAAAGGAAGCTACAAGTTTTCTCGTGACGGCGGTGCGGTTGGTGACATCAACTTGAAAGATCAAGACGGTGTTTCAACTCTTGTTATCCCATCAGGCGCAGTGATCTTGAATGCGTTTGTACATGTGACGACTGCGCTCACATCAGGCGGTTCCGCAACGATTGACCTAAACTCGCAGGCCGCCAACGACCTTCTAGCCGCCGAAGCTGTCGCAAGTTTCAGCTCTGGAGCGAAGATTCAAGGCGTGCCGGATTTCGGTACTCTAGCGGATGCAGTTGTGACCACGGCAGACAAGACTTTGTCTTTGTCTATCAACACAGCAGCATTAACTGCCGGTGAGTTGAGCGTTTACGTGTTTTACGTATTCTAGTGGATGGGGCCTCGGCCCCATTTAGGAGCATTTCATGGCCGTAGCACCTAATGACACGGGGCATTTAAAGACACAAGTTAACGAGCTCGTAAAGCAGCACATTGAGTACGATGTGAACAATCGTTCCGAGTATGTGTACACGGCTCCTGCCAACGCTCAAAACGGCACTCCTTGCTCAGTGGTGAGGTACTCTTTTTCCGGCGTGACATCGCGAATTGTATTCATGAAAGAGTATACTGGTACTTGGAATAGTGCTTGGGATCTCTTCTAAGGATACTAAACGATGATTTTTCAACATTCTCGTTTTCAAATCTGGAATGCAAATCAGCATCCTTTTCGCCATACCCTCGATGAATTTGCGTACATAAATTCTGCGTTGCCGGGAATAAGTTCCGTTTCTGGCGCGCTTGATTATATTACTGCTGTTCTTTACCCGCAGTCGCTACCTGCCGTAGCAACTCCAGCAGCGTTGCCTGCTGTTGGCAACACAATTAATGACATGCGTGTTGTCACTGATGACGGCGACGGAAAAGCGGCATCGTACCGTTGGGAGCAGAGAGAAGGCGAAGCTTCTGCAAGTTGGCACAAGATTTACGATCTTGACTGGGGCACTGACTCCATTCTGCAAGGCTTTCTTTTAAAGACGCAGGATATCTACGTAAAGCAAAGAGGCTACGATGATCTTGACGCATCCGGAGTGGCTGTTACGGGGACTCTCGCGGGCCAGAGTATTTACGGTGGTGCTTCTGCTAATACTAACCTTACTCTTTTTGCGAACAGTGGAGACGGTGTTGGAGCTGGCACTGGATACGTACAGTTTGGTGACAACTCTCGTCCTGTATCGCACAATACATTTGATCTTGGCACTACAGCGAACCGTTTCAAAAAGATTTGGTCGCAGGAATATCAGTCAGGAACGTTGAATTTAGTTGGCGGTGCTATTACTGATAGCTCTGGGTCAATTAGCTTCGACAATGAAAACTTGAGCACCACTGGGACTGTAACTTCCGGCTCGTTGGTACTTGGCTCTGGCTCCATAACGGACAGCTCAGGCACAATAAACTTCAGCAACGAAAATTTGACAACAACCGGAGTTGGTACATTCAACTCTGTTTCTGCTACGGGTTCTGCTTCTGCTTTCGCAGCAAGTACGACTATAGCTGATTTTACATTTACAAATGGCAATATTGCGTCCTTATCGGCAACGGTGTCGTTCAATGCGTTGAACATAACGACAACCGGAGAAGGCACTTTCGGCAAGGTGTTTGTCGACAATGTCCGCATTCAGGACAACGAAATACGAGCAACAGACGTAAACGGAAATTTGAATCTGTACGCAGATGGCACAGGAAAGATCCGCCATCATTTTGATACGGATTTTGTAACTGCCGATGTTGCAGTTTCGGACGCGAATGTAACGGTAACGAACGGCTCGTTGACTGTTTCCGGTACGGGCTCTTTAATCTCAGTGGATAATTTAAATCTCAATGGCAACACGATTTCTACGACTGACGCGAACGGTAATCTCATTCTTGCGCCAAATGGTACGGGACTTTCGCGATTTGACTCCGGAGTATTTCCGGGGACCGATTCCAGCTTTGACATCGGAAAGACGGGCAACGTATGGAACAAGCTCTGGATTGACGGAGCTATCGGTGGTGCTTCTGAAATTACAATAACGGACCTTCTGACGTTACGGTCCGCTCCGTATAGGGATGCGGGGCGGACTCTTCCTGCGCAGTCGGGTGACGCATTATTTTATGACGGTAGCCAGTGGCTTGCTTCTGCTCCGGACACTGAGATTTCGCATAGTGGTCTTAGTGGACTTACTACTGGGGATAGTGGGCACACTCAGTTTGTAATGCTTACTGGACGTGCGGGCGGGCAGAGTGTTCAGGGCGGAACCGCTGCTAGTGAGAATTTAAATTTAGAATCAACCGCACATGCGACAAAGGGTTTTGTTCAGTTCAAGGATACATTGCGGCCTTTCACCGATGCTAGCTATTCGGGAGGTTGGAGTGGAACAGACCTTGGGGGCTCATCGAACAATCTTCGTCACGTTTACTCAAAGGGCGAATACTTTGGTTTGCGGTTTGAGAATGTGGCCGTCAACCCCTCTGCCAATACACAAAACAGAGGCCGCCTTGTTTACAATACGGCCGACGAGAGTTGTTACGTGGACACTGGCACGACTTTCAAAAAGGTCGGGGCCAATCGTTATGAGACGGATACCGTCTGGAATGGAACGGACACGACAAAGAACGTGACTGTTTCAGGAGTGGACGCAACCAAGGCCATATGGCAGCTTAAGAGCAACACAAACGATTACGAAGTAATGTACGTGCCGATTAGGGCGACATCGACGACGAACGTGTTTATAACCTTGGGTACGGCATTGCCTGCGGGCTCGTACCGTTTAGTGGGGATTGAATAATGGCCTACATCTACAGTCAACTAATCGCCGCACAGTTTGAAAACTTAGCTTCTGACCCAGCTAGCACTGCATCAGGTCTTGTGTACTTCAACACCACATCCAACATTTCCAAATACTACAACGGATCTGCGTGGAAAACTTTTCTAGCAGCCGATTTCAGTAACGTAACAGGAACTTTAGCAGTCGCAAACGGCGGCACAGGCGTAACAACATCGACAGGTTCAGGAAACGTGGTGCTTAGTACCTCGCCAACACTTGTTACTCCGGCGCTTGGTACACCTTCGAGCGCAACACTGACGAACGCTACTGGTTTACCGATTGATGGCGGCACAACTGGAACGCTTCCAATTTCTCGCGGCGGTACTGGGAATACTTCACAAACCGCAGCGTTTGATGCGCTTGCGCCAACTACGACAACAGGCGACATTAGCTACCATAACGGCACTGACAACGTTCGTTTGCCTATTGGTACAGACGGGCAAGCGTTGTCGGTGTCTGGCGGATTGCCTGCGTGGGCAGCGGTTACTCCAACGCTTGATTCGTCAGCCGATCAATTGAACTTAGCGATATCTTGCTCAGTCGGATCAAGTGCGCTTACTATTGCATTGAAAGACAAAGCGGGAAGCGATCCTTCCGCAGGATCGCCGGTAAAAATTGGATTTAGAAACGCCACGGCTACAAACGGAACTTATAACACCAGAAGCGTAACCGGTTCTCTCTCTGTAGTGGTTTCGTCTGGATCAACGCTCGGGCACGCAAGCGGAATCGCCTCTGACATTTTTGTTTACGCTATAGATAACTCCGGAACTGTAGAACTAGCTGTTTCTTCGACTTTGTTCGAAACTTTTGGATTAAAAACAACTACAGCCGAAGGCGGATCGGGCGCAGCGGATAGTGCGACAACTCTTTACTCAACGACAGCGCGAAGCAACGTCCCGATGCGCTTGCTCGGAAAATTGATTAGCACACAAACAACAGCAGGCACATGGGCAGCCGTACCTACGGAGACAGCTTTAGGCGGCCAGGCCGTCGGGTTCGGGATGGCTACTAGTACGCAGAGTGGGTTGGTTAGTACGACTACGCAAACCTTCGCTGGAGCAAAAACATTTTCTTCCGCAGCAACATTCTCTTCATCAATTTCAACGTCGGGACTATCTAATAGCGGATCGGCACTAGTGTCATCCGTTGTAGGGAATCAATTCTCCGCAAGCAGTAATACAAATGGAACAGCTATCCTAGATGTTAGAAATTCCAACTCAACGGATAATACTTCCACGACAGCGCTGAGTGTTGGCTTAGTGGGATCGGGAACATTTACTGCGGCGGAATACATCAGATTTTATGATGGCGATGGAATCAACACTCGGACAGGGGCTATTCACGGAAACGGTACCAGCGCGGTAAATTACGCAACATCGTCTGATGAACGATTGAAAGAAAACATTAATAACCTAGACAATGCGTCAGAGTTAGTAAAATGTTTACAGCCGAGAACGTGGACTTGGAAGAAAGACCAGTCAAACGGTGTTGGCTTTGTTGCTCAGGAACTATTGAAGGTTTGGCCGTCAGCAGTTTCTAAATTCGAAGATACTGATGCAATGTTAGCTGTTGATTACGGGAAATTAACCCCGTTACTCGCCGCAGCAATAAAAGAACTGCTGACTAAAGTCGAAATCCTCGAAAACAAGATTTCAAATATAGAGAATAATAGCTAATGCGCCTCCTTCTTCTCGCATTTCTAATCACCTCCTGCGACATGAAGCCTAAGCATGTCGCGGTAGCCACAACTCATTCAATTGAGGATGTGATTAAAAAGCGCGACCTCTACGTTGAGTTAGCAAAATCTCATACTGATGAATCGGGATGGCTTGATTTTGAATGTGACGCGCTCTTGTTCAACAGCATTGCAGCATTCAGCGGATTTCCTGTTGACCCAACTCTTGCAAGACAATCTGACGGAAAGTGGCTGCGTCATCCAACAAAATCCTGCTATCCGAATGGCTCAAAGTCGAGCATTTCAAAAGACATGTTCAATGGCCTTATGCTCTGGGCTTTTTCAAACGGGCGGCAAGACGTTCTTCAGTCTATTTACGACTACGGTGACGCTAATGATTGGATCATGGGCGAGGCAATAGATTTTGCGACACTTATGTCACGAGTAGCATTCGCGCCAACAATGATTTACCGCCTAAAGATTATGATAGACGCACTAAACCCAAAACTCACAGGCGTTTTGATTGATGCAACAGACGAAGGGCTAGTGATTCTTAGGCAGAACTTTGAAGCGCACCTTCACGTCATCACAATCCTGCAAAACTACCTTGTCAACAAAGCCATCACTGACAACGAACTTGCGGTACTAAAAGCGTACACAGAACTAGAGCCGAATAATGCTCTATTTCACGCGATGCTAGGAAAGTTCACGGGCGATCAATCAAAAGCGATCAAGCTACTAATGGATGAGTCGCATTTTCCAAATGATGCGCTCCCGACTTCAGAAAACCATTGCGCATCGTATCTTTGGCAAGAAGGTGAGCTAGAATACACGGATCACTTAAAAGAATTTTTTGAGTGGCGACCTTGCCCGCAGAATAAAACTCATTCAGGTGTTGACCTGATGTTCGTAACTAAGATTATGGAGCTTTAATGTTTGGCTCACAAAGCATTATGTACGATTACCTCATGCGCCTTATCGGCACACCTTACAGGTGGGGCGGAGATGATGCGATGGATGGTTTTGATTGTTCAGGACTAGCTATCGAGTTTTTGATGGCTTCCGGACAGTGGTCAAAGGGTCAAGACGCGACTGCTTCGGGACTAAAAGAGTACTTCAAAGCGAAGGGTGTCATTCAAACCAAAGCCTCGTTTGGCGCGCTCGTGTTTTTTGGGAGTCCCATAAGTCATGTCGGAATCGCTTTAAATGATACGTTTATGGTTGAGGCCGGTGGCGGAGATTCCAAAACCACCTCCTTAGACGCAGCTAAAGCGCAAAACGCTTTTGTCCGAGTACGTCCTATTAGTTCACGAAAAGATGTAAACTCAATCATCCTTCCAAACTATCCATGGGGAGTTTTTCAATGACAAATGCTCTACTTAAATTGCTTGCAGGTCTTTTGTGGAAACTGATGACACAAGCGGCTGTTGGAAAAATGATAGTTTACATTTGCCAAGCCGCAGCGAAGAAAACTGACAATAACGTTGATGACAAACTCGTGGCCACTGTTGCGGAAGCTTGGGATGTATCTTTGGAGAAGTAAATGCAGACACTAACATACGGTTTCAAAAAGCCGCAGACTGGTGACAAGGGCGACGTATTTTTTGTCGCACTTGAAGACGACATCCAGCAGCTTAACGACCACACGCACAACGGAGTGAATTCTGCGAAGATCACTTCATCATCCGTCACGGCTACGACCTCAACGATTGTGGCCGCAGGATGGGTACACCAAGGAAACGGCACATACCGTCAGACGGTAACTATGCCCGGATCTTTGCAGTACAACGACTACTTTGTGCAGGTGAAAAATACGACGACAGGGCATCAGTATTTTCCGACAATCGAGAAAGTCACAGCAACGACTTTTTACGTGTATGTAAACGACAATACCTTGAACTTGACTCTTTACTATACGAGCTAACGTGCAAGTCTTAGAAGTAACAGATTTCTCTGGTGGGGTAACAGACTACCACCTTAACGCGCCGCCAAACAAAATGAAGGTGGCTGATAACGTATTGCTCATCCAATACCAAGGTCAGGCTAAGCCGTTTACGCGCCCCGGTTCTGACATCTTAGACACAACTTATCCACAGATTCCTCCGGGTGCGCAGCGTATCAGCACATCGTTTTACGTGGGCACGCAGCTTTTTGTGCAGTCGAGCTCCAAGCTTTACCGCTACAGCACTGTATCCAACTGGCCGGAAGTTACAGGACCTACTGGAAATCCTGCATTCAATGCCGCAGATACGAACTCTGTGTTCAGTTATTCTATTTGGAATAACCAAGCCTACTTCGCACACTCAGGGCAATGGTATCCGCAAAAGCTCGTGCAGCTCACGGGTGGAAGTTGGCAAATATTGGAAGTAGGTCTTCCGCAGATCTCGATGGCGGCGATCACCAAGACTCCTGTCTTAGGCGGCGGCAATAATTGGCTTTATAAATGGGTACACGAGCACACTTACGTGGATGTGGATGGAGTTGAGTTTAAAGAGTACTCCGAGACTTCGGACATATATGAAATCACGAACGCAACATCGGTTAACTTCACAACTATTCCTGTGCTCGCAAACGGCGGCACAAGAAACTTTGACACGACCAACATCAAAAAAGTTCTGTACCGCACACTTAGTAATGGCACAGTGTTTTTCAAAGTCGCCGAAATCTCTAACGCTACCACATCATATAACGACAACTTCGCCGACGCCTCAATTCAAAATAACGAGACTCTCTACACCACGGGCGACGTTGTAGAATTCGTACAGCCGCCAAAGTGCTCGATTGTGCACATCTCAAACGAGAAGGCGTACTACGCAGGTATTTTGGATGGAACGGAGAATTTAAAAAACCGTGTCCTTCAATCCGTACCCGGTGCTTTCTTTGCTGTGCCGCCTGATTTTTACACCGACATCAACGACACAATCGTTGGTGTGTCGTCAACGAAAAGTAATCCCGTGCTTGTGAACACAAACTCGTGTTTTAGGCTAGACGGAGAAATTGACGAGCTCGGACGAGGGGACTTCACCGCAGAGTCTATCTCGGACACGTCCACAGCCTTAAATGCTCAGGCGCAAGTACAGACATTTGACGGCGTTTTTTGGGCGGGTGTTGACGGCACATATTTTACAAACGGTTTTCAAGTCGTAAAGCTGAACGAGGACTATGACCAAACTTACGCAGCTTTTGTCACAGCTTCGTCCGATGCAGCATTGCAGGCCGCCAAGCGCAGACGTGTACAAGGAAAATACGACAGAAGAAAACGCCGTGTGTGGTGGGTTGTGCAGCACGAGTCCATCACGGATACGGACAAAGCCTACGTCCTTGATCTCAACTATGGTGTCAAAGAAAACGCTACCTTTACGACTATTACTGGCGGCGATTCTTTCAGCCCTACTGCTATTGAGTTTGACTCAAATGGCGATTTGATTCGGTGTGATCGAAGAGGATATGTACTCAAGCACAACTCCTTGACTAAGTCAGACCCAAAGATTGACACAGGCACCGCCGTGGCAAACTGGATACGCACGTCAATCATCTACACGATTGAATCGGTGGCGTATAATTTCGGCACAACTAATGTACGGAAATTTGTTCCACGTGTAACAGTGGTGGCCGAGGACAGTACAAATCTGTCACTTCAAATCGTGTCCATCAACGACGACGGCAGAAAAGAAGCTAACCTCTTGCCCATTCGTTACAGAGGTAACTTAACGTGGGGAGACCCCGACATTTACTGGGGCGACATCTCGTTTGAGTGGAATAAGCAGGGGCTCATCGATGAGCTTCGCAGATTCCCTGCTGAAAACCTGCGGTGTAATTATAAGCAGGTGCGGCTAACAAATGCGATGGTTGCTATAGTGAGCTCCGATCTACTCGGCACAGTGGACATCGACGCCGTAGCAAAGACTGCGACATTGGACGAAGCTGCAACCAAGGATTGGCCAAGCAATGCTGTCGACTACTACATCTCATTTGAGGCCGACAACTACGTGCGTGAGTACTTGATTACAGCCCGCACAAATGATGTCCTAACATACGATGATCCGTCCGGAGCATCCGCATCCGCGCTTGATCAAAAGTGGGTAGTGCGCGGCATACCAAAGAACGAAGTCTTGAATCTCATCGCATACGCGATTGATTATGAAATATACGGACAGACTCAAAACGTGTTTAAGACCGCCGGTACCGGTGAAGTAGGTGCCGGATGATTTCTCTTTTCAGAAAAGAGATTGAAGGGGAGTTTGAGCAGGAGAATTTTAAGCGCCTGCAAGATAACATCAACGCGAGTCCTTTTGAGAAGGGGCAGTTTAAGTTTTTTGAGATCTCCGTCAACGGGGCGGTTACAAACTACAAACACAAACACAATCTTTCGTTTGTACCAAAAGACATCATCACTTTGCACGTAAGCCCAGCCGTTACTTTGACATGGAATTATGCTAATTTTGATAGAACAAACCTAGATTTTACAACTTCGGGTGCGACGACAATTCGTGCATTCGTAGGAAGATACGAGGAAAACTAATGAGCACTTACTGGACGCTCCTAGAAATTAGAGACAAGATTCAAAGAGATTTGGATCTTGAAGGCGAGACGTTCATTAATCAAGCCGAACTTGACTCCTACATCAACGAAGCTATCGACGAAGTAGAGCGCCAAATTCACACTCTGAACGAAGACTACTTTATCACTCGCACAACGATCAGCCTAGTGAGCGGACAAGAGGAGTATTCTTTCCCGACTGATGTGTATGCCATGAAAATTCGCGGCATCATATACAGAAATGGGACCACGGTTTATCAGCTTCAGCGTGTCAAGGATTGGAGAAAATTTGAAGAGTACGAGCTCCTAAAAGCTGGCACATCCTACAACGCTTTGTACGGATACATGCTCGTAAACTCTACGGCAGGCTCGCCAAAAATTCTTTTAGCTCCTACTCCTTTGGAAAACGGCGCATATCTCAAGGTTTGGTATCTCAGGAATGCAAACCGCCTTTCTGCTGAAACTGATGTCATGGATATACCTGAGGCCGTGAACTACGTGATCCAGTATGCCAAGGTTAGGTGCTACGAAAAGGAAGGGCATCCGAACCTTCAAAAAGCTATCGCTGATTTGGAGATGGAAAAAGCGGACACGATTGCTACACTGTCGAACATATTCCCAGATACCCAAAATGAACTAGAGGCCGATATGCGCCTTTATAACGAAATGAGCTGAGGTAAAACATGGGCTATCTTCAGAAGTTTGCAAAAAAAGCGGACAAAACACTCGGTAAAAATACCTCTACAGTTTTAAGTGGTGGAATAAACCGCGCAGTAGGTTCGGGCGACAAAGTCCGTGCTGAAGACGTTGTCACAGGTGGCGGGACGTACATGGGCCGCCAGACAGCACGAGATATCCAAGGAGGCGGTGAAAGAGCGGGAGCGTCTTCGCCACTAAAAGATGACCCAAGAGTAGATACAGCAAGCGGCATCCCCATGCCTACAGCTCCAGTATACAAAGACCCATTCCAAGATGCGCAAAACATCTACTCGGCAGGTCAGCTTGACCTCGGAAAAAATGCTTTAGATATGTCTGGCATCGAGGCCATTAAAGCGCGCGCACTTGAACAAGGCGACAGTCCTTGGGCTCGTATGGCTTTGCAGAAGCAAGGACTAGAGCAGTCCGCACTCACAGGTGCGGCAGCTCAACTATCCGCAAATCAAGCCGCTCAAGCAAGGGCGAGCATGGCAGCACGCGGCGGTCTACGCGGCGGTGCAGCTATGCGTCTTGGAAATCAGGCCATGCAAAATCAAGCTTTGGCGCGCCAAGGTGTGCTGCAACAAGGTGCTCTGTCTCGTGCGGATATCGGTCTGCAAGATCAACAACAGAAAAATCAATTCTTGTCTCAACTTCCCGGAGCGCAGCTCGGTGCGGCACAGTACAAGGCTGGCCTAGAGCAGTTCAACATCGGACAACAAAATCAAGGTCAGATGTTCAACATCGGAAATAGACTTACCGGAGAGCAGCAGCGACTCGCCAACGAGCAGTTCATTTACGGCGAAGGAATGAAGAGAAAAGCAGGGGCAGAACTTGCTGACGCTTTACAAAACGCAGGAGCTCGTTCAGCTTGGTCTAAACTAGCAGATCCAGCAGGCATCATAGGATAAAGGAGAAAAATATGGCAGCGTGGATTCCACTTGCGATGGCGGCTGTGCAGGCCGTAGCGCAAAAGCAGAAAGAAAAAAAGCAGCTTCCCATTGAGGTAGCTAAAGCTAAGTACTCTCCTTGGACAGGCATGCAGCCAGCAAATACTTTGACGGCTGATACTGGTGCTACGGTAGCAAGTGGTGGCCTAGCCGCTGCGAAGATGTACCAAGATGAGCAACAGCGCCAAGCGTACAACAACTACATGCAACAGCTCCTTGCACAAGGAGGAGCTGACGGTGGGCGGACTGTTTGGAGCAGCATGGGCAACCCCTACGTGCAACAAGGGCCTCCACAATCTAGCGGACAATTCTAAGCGGAGTAGAACATGGCTCGGACAGTTTGGTATAACATGCCACAGTTTTCACCAATTGCGGGAGTACCTACGCAAGAGGACGTTAACGCATCAACTCCTGCGGGCGGCGGATTTCCTCCTGCGCCTGTTGACCCAAACGATCAAGCCACACAAGAATACCTTGCGCAACTCCGCAGACAACAAGCCGAGGAAGCGGAGCTCAACCGCCAACTAACGGCGCAGCAGCAAAATAACATGGGTCTTGCTCAGCAGGACATCACGCAGCAGCAAAAAGCTTTGGAAGGCTACAAACAACTCCCTATTCAAACTGATCTATCCCCTATCGCCTCGATGCTTGATGCTTGGTACGGAACAAATCAGGCTAAAAACTATCAGCCTTCGGAAACTCCGCAGTCCAGAATGGAGATGATCCGCCAACTGCAAGCTGGTCTTAACAAAGCACGCGGCGCTCTAAGCGAATCTGAGATGAATCTTTTGCGAACGAGACTCAATGCGTCGGCTATGAAAGAGCAGGCAGCGCTTAAGGCGTTGAGCGCTAAAACTTTAGCGCAAGCCAATAAAGAGCAAAAGAAAGAGCGCGACGACGCAAAACTTGAAATCGATCAGCAAAAACTTAGAGACTCTTTATCGAAATCAGACATCGGTAAAACCATACCGGGATTCATAAATTTCAAATCTGCCCTAAAAACTATGCGTGAATTCGTAGAGCAGAAGGGTCTGCCAACAAGTGGCGTGGACTTGGATTTATTCAATAACCTAATGTCGCAAGCAAAGCTTTCCGCAAAAGACAAGTTCGCACTGGGAGCTATCACTGACTCAGATGCAAAACTTATCGGCGGGCTTTTGGGTTCGGAAGGCGGCTGGACAAAAGTACTGGCATCAAAACTTTTGCGCGGATCTAGCGCAGGGGCAGCTAGAGCACTAAAACAACTTGAGGATGCAACAGACAAAGACTTTGACCGGCAGTTAAAAAATCTGCGCACAAGTCATCCGTCCAAAGTAGTTACGCCGATACTTGATGAATACAAATCACAGTACAAAACTGTTTCAGGCGGTGGTGTAGTGGACGACTCCTACGACGCACTGCCTGAAAGTATGAGGGCGGAATAATGGCTGGTAAGAAATACACAAGAGAAGAGTGGAATAGCCTCTCACAATCAGAAAAAGCCGCCGTACTCAACTCTCTGCAATCCGCAAAAGGCGGAGAAGAGATCATTCAAAAGATGCCCGAAGACATTGGATACATTGAACGGGCTGGAATTAAATCCGTAGGTGCTGGGCCAGACGAGCAGATCGCCGCCATGAAAAAACTATACCCCGATAAGTATGAGTACTCTGCCAAAGGTGGGCAGGTTCTTTTGCGCCCCAAGGGTGCAAAAGAATGGAATGTACTTGATCCGGAAGGATTCGATATCGGGGACATAACCTCCGACATCGCTGATGAAGCCGTGCAGGCTGGACTTACCCAAGGCGCGCAGGTTGTGGGCGGAGCACTTGGCGGCATGCCCGGAGCTTCACTTGCTGGTGGAGCTACATCAGGTGGACTTGAGGTACTTAAGCAGTTCCTTGCTAAAAAAGCCGGTGTTCGAGAAAGCTACGATCCCACTAGCATTGGCGTAGCAACTGGAGTTGGTGTGGCATTGCCAGCTATCTTTGGCGGTGGAGCAACAAAAAGTCAGGTTGCAAACATACTAAGAAAAGTCGGAAAACTAGCACCTGACTCTTCAGACGTGCAAGCCGTGCAAAAAGCTTTTCAAAGTCAAAGAAGCCTCATACCAAAAGCTTTTCCGTCCGTGATGGAATTTTTATCAGGCGGAAATGCGCGCATTATCGCGCGTGGCGGCAAAGGTGTAAAGAACACAGAGCAGCTTGAAAAAGAAGGCGTGCTTGATTTTGTAACCGAGGCTTCTAAAGATGTAAAAGATACCGCCAGACAGGCCACACAAATGGCCGGTAAAGCATACGAAGAAGGGCTAGCAAAATCAGGCCAAATGGTGGACATGCAGCCTTACATCTCCGCATACGAAAACCTAGAAAATACTTTGAAGCAAGAAATTGCGCGGACTGGAGATATTGCTGCATCTGAAGAACTAGCTGCTGTGCAGGCAGAGCTAAAGCCTCTTCTGATGAGAAACATCGTAGACGACGCCGGAAATCAAATGCAGGTGTATAAGGATGCTCTACATCCATCAGACCTATTAAACTTCCGACAGAGAATTAAGGAAGTCGCGGAGACACATAAAGTTGGATCTCCGAATAGGTTCAAAGGTAAATCATTTGGTGCGAGAAACATTATTAAGACCGCATCAGAGCTTGAGAGCATGGCTGGAAAAGATCTCAGCCAACTTGCCCTCTCTCCGCAGCAAAAAAGCCTGTCCCAAAATTACAAAGATGCCTTGAAAGTAGAAGACTACCTGAAAAGAAAATTCAAGGATGAGGAAAAGACTTTCCGCACTCTGTCCACCATAGGCAACAAAGCAAAAAAAGTGGAAGCAGAAAGTGTGGCAAGAATTGACCGCACTTTTCCGGGACTAAATCTCGGCCCAAAAATCCAGAAAATGGAAGACTATGCTTTTTGGCATGACCCATCCCTTTCCGCCATTTCGGCCAAAGGCGGCACATCGACAGGACGAGTCGGAGCCTCCGGAGCTTTGGGAGCAGGCCTCGGTATTGCGGCAGGGAATTTGGTCGGCGATGAGATGGGAGTACCTTACGGCGGTTATGTTGGCGGAGGTCTAGGGGCCGCAGGGCTTGTTGGACTTACCTCACCTGCTGCTATGAGAAAAGCTTTCTCGCTCGGTATTCCACAAATGACTTCAAAGATAGGCGGAGCACTCTCAACTAGCGGTGTTCCCGTATCATCTTGGCAATTAATGAAAGGTGAAAACTAATGCTACCAAAAAGCGGAAACGGCAAGGCGTCTGAAAAATACATGCAAAATGAGTACGAGTACTCTGACGAAGATCTTGAAGAGATGGGAGAAGCTCTGCTCAAAGCGCAAGAGATTCATTCAGATCCAAAGCTTTTCAAAATGGTGAAGCAATACCTTGATGGCAAGGTCACAAAGATTCGCTCTTTGGAAGACCTGAGAAAACGCGCCAAACAAATCGAGATGCAAGATAATGACATGAAAGAAGCGTATTCAGGTGAGGACTAATGGAAGTTCGCTCAAGAAGACTTGATGAGATAAGACTCATCAAAGAAGATATGCCAAACCCGTGGACACGCTACACGGGGCGGAGCGATTCATTCCTTGCGTCTGACTCAGATGCAATATGGCAAATAAGCCGTATCACTCGTGAAGGCACCATATGGACTACCACCTACGCCAACAAAGGAAGCTTTACGGCCAAGTGGAGTGACCGCACGACGTACTTTCCAGCACTAGCTGTTAGCTACGCTGCATATCAGCAAAGCATGGGTGCCAATTTCAATTCGGACACGATGGTTAACACTGGCGGCGGTCTTTCCATTCAAGCATCATGGTCCGGAAATAATGCAGCCGATGGCATAATTAAGATCGAAACATCCGTAGACGGTGTTTGTTGGTGTGAGTATCCGAATGGCAGCTATACTATCCCGCTAACGGCGGGGTGTAAGCCATTTGATCTTCCGTCTTCATCATCTCCATTCTTTAGAGTGGCGTACACTAAGGGTACTAACAGCGCTGGCCTCATTGATCTTGCATACGCTGCCGGTATCGGCAACAAACCTTGGGCGGTGAAATGAGTTGTGAAGCACAAATATTGGGTGGTAATGCTGTCACAGGTTCCGTAGCTATTACAGGCGGGACTGTTGATTCGAGGCCAGCGGGGCTGAGCATTGGTGGTAAGATCACGCAGGTCGCGCTCAACGCAGCAACGTGGACAAAGCTTCCGCTGACGCATCTAGCGAATAGAAACTCTCTCTCAATCCAAAATGTCAGCGGCACAGAGATCAAGATCAACTATGACAACACCGAACCTGGATATGTTGGCGTTACCGTCGCATCAGGCAGCGAGCGGCACTATCTTGTAGGCGACATTCCGATTTACGCTAAGGCATCTAGCGGCACGCCGACAATTCAAACGGAAGAACTAGCATGACCGTCGTAAACTCAGCTCTAATTGCAACCGTCGCGGTAGAGAGTGTTTCGTCATACACCATCAACAAATTAGTTATGACTTTGGCGAATACTGAATACTCGTTCACATTCCCAGCAGGTACAAAGACTTTCGGTTTTAGAAATAGAAACTCAGGCACGCTGAAACTAAAACATACGTCCGGCGGGGATTATTTTACCTTCGACCCATATGTTACCAACTGGGTAAATGATATAAAATCATCCGCAGTGGTAACTGTCTATTTTGAGTCGCCTTCTGCCGCTCAGTACGTCGAACTGATTTACTGGAGCTAAACTTTTCGGTTGGCCATCCGACACATGCCACGTTGTTAGGGTACATAAACTTTAATTGCGAGGTTCACTATGTCTCAGACAGGCGCGGGTAAAACTAAGATCGTTTTCGACAGTGCAGATGTCGCTAATAGCGACAACATTGGTGCTAACGTAATTGCAGGCGGAACGGTTATCACCGCTACCGGCACTAGCATGGACGTCAACGTCACTGGGTCGGCCTTGCCAACTGGTGCGGCTACCGAAACTACACTTGCCTCCATTTTGTCGTTGTTTCAGGCGTTAGATTTCGCTGAAGACAGCGCACATTCGTCCGGCGATATGGGCATACAAGCTCTCTTAGTTCGTCAAGACACACTTGCTGCCAGCACATCGGCTGACGGTGACTACGGCTCGTTCAAGAGCAACAACCTCGGTGAATTGTACGTAAAAGACACCGGAGCAAATACAGCACTTTCCGCAATTCAAGCAGTTCTTGAAGGCTTGGACTATGCAGATGGCTCCGTTTGGGCAGCGGGATCGATGGGTATTGAAGCGTTGGCCGTTCGCAAAGACGCATCCGGCCCTTTGACCGGTGTTGCTGACGGGGACTTCTCGCCATTGCAAGTGAATGCAAACGGTGAATTGAAAGTAGCAGCGTCGATCACTATCGGTGATAACTATGCTGAAGACAGTGCACACGTTTCAGGAAACGTGGGTAGTTTCTCCTTGGGTGTCCGTAACGACAATCAAGCAACGTCGCTCACCTCGGCAAACGGTGATTACTCTGGTTTCGCGGTTGACATCAAAGGTGCGCAGTACGTTAAAGACGTTGCGGCGTCTTCTAACTTGCAACAAATCGTTACTGTGGGCACATCCGCAGTACAGCTTCCAGCTACTTCGCTAAGCAACCGATCATCCATGATGATTCAAATGCTTTCGAGTGGATCGTTGTACCTTGGATCTGCTACAGTGACCAACACAGGCTCAACACGCGGATTTAAGATTGGTGACGGCGGGTTCGTTTCTTTGGACGTTGGCCCAGCTAACTTGGTTTATGGTGTTGCTAACGCCGCTGGCAAAGACGTAATGGTTTGGGAGTTTGCATAAGCATGAAAGTTTCAGAAGTTTCAGAGCAAGATTTACGGCACATGCACCAACTTAGCACGCTCATGAACACGGTTCAGTGTTCGGTTGGGTGGAAAGATCTGACGAGAAGCGGTGACGCTGTTCGTTGGCTCCAAAACTTAGTGCAGGATATGGCTAAAGCTTTCTCTCAGAAACCTTCTGAAAAGCCTGAAGGGGAGCTTGTGCCCCCTTCGGTTCCGGTAGAATCTAAACCATCTGAGCCGGGACTTCCCGGCTTGGGTGACGTTAAGATAAAGGCATACAACCCAGGTAAGCCAGGGAAGAAATAATGGGCAGCGGATTTTCAGCTGGGGATGTGTTCTCGGAAGTGCTGACAACGGACGGCACGACCACAGTCATTCGCGGCACTGCTACAACAACCTGGACAGCATACCCAACAACAGCAACCACCAATATCCAAAGCGTTGTCGTAGAAAATGACAGAGATGTTTCAGGGGGCATTCGCATTTGGGTGGCTCTGGATAACGCAGGAACAAACTATACTTCGCTTGGACCTGGCGATTCTTTAGAGATTACCCCCAAATCGAAACAGCAAATCTTCCTACGCACAAACTCATCTACAGCGACATTCAGTATGTGGGTGAATCGTGAGCTTTAATTTAAAGCGCACAGCAAGTGCTAGCATCACGGCATTTGACAACTCGACGAACGGGTTCGCTTCCACTACGGTTCAGGCAGCCATCGAGGAAGCTAAACAATCTATACTTTCTGGGTCGCTGTCGTATCAACAAATAGCGGCAACATCCTCAACAACCACATCTTCCAACACCCCAGTCGCTATCAATTCCATGTCTCTAACCGTTTTATTGAGCGGGACATACCTTATAACTGGGACGTTGGCATTTTCTGCGTCAAGTTCAGGCGGCGATGGTACGCCAGTAATCGGGCTCTATAAAAATGGCACGTTGATAACAGGCACCAATGCTTCCTTTTTTACAGGGGGCAACCAGGGGATGATGTATTCTCAAGGGATTATCACCACGCTAATAACTAGTGATGTGCTAACTCTCCGCTGGAACACCACTGGCGGGAAAACTTTGACTGGTAATATGCGGTCAATCATCATTGTTAGGATAGCTTGATGCCAGATTACTCTTACACTAGGAGCACTTCGTATCTTCCCGAGCAACTTATTGGGGAAATCCTGGCAGTTAATCCTACGAGTATCTCCGGAGTCTCGACATCAGGCACCGATATAACGGTGCATGCTGGAGTATCTTTGACTCTTTTTGAGCAAGCTTCGGTAGAAACCGCCATTAGTTCGCACGTCCCAAACACAGCACATGCCTATGTTTCTAGCGTTATCAAAAACGCAATCCAGTTCGGCAATCAACTATTGATCAACTATGCCGCTGAAAACGTGCTTCTCGGTATCACTACAGAAGGCAAGACAGGACAAGTATTAACAAAGCTGGCTTCCGTTCAGCTAGCATTGCAGGCGGGTTCGCTATACGAGGCAATCACTCGTATTAGGGCGACACCAACCTCTGAGTATGACGAAAAATACGTTACGGCTAATAGGCTCTTAGCATTCGTAAATAAAATCGAAACTTATCTTGGACTTCCTTTGAGCGAGACTTTATGAACATTCGAAAACTTATATCTGTCGTTGTCATGGTTACTATCGTTGTTCTTGCGCTATACGACGTGTATGCCTACACAGAAGGCGGCACTGAAGGAACAATAAGTCATCTTATCTTGTCATGGAGTTACGCGCATCCTATGGTGCCATTTATAGGCTGACTTTTGTCTGGACATTTTTGGTGGCGCATAAGAGAAAATCCTAAACAGCCATAACTGTACCTTCTTCGGAAGATCAGTGGAGCTAGTGCCTTGGAAAAACAAGAATTCGTCCATAAAAACGAACTAAAAGACTACATGTGGCGTCGTGGCGACCTGAGATGGAAGCTGCACAGCACACAGCGCAAAATGCACGACTCTGTTGAAGCGTCCACATCAGACGAAATCTGTATCTTGTCGTCGCGCCAGCTTGGAAAGTCATTCTACGGCGTCGTGTACGCTCTCGAATACTGCATTAAGCATCCAGGCTCAATTGTGCGCATTCTCGCCCCGACGCTCAAACAGGTTCAAGACATCGTAAACGACAACCTTGCGCCGATCACAAAAGACGCTCCTGCGGGGCTAATAGAGCGTCACAAGACCACGTACCGCTGGAAAGTGGGCGACTCGACGTTGCGCCTTGGGCCGCTAGAACGCGCAAACGTGGACTATAACCGTGGCGGTAACGCGTCGCTAATCATCACAGAAGAAGCTGGATTTATTTCGTCAGACGATTACCGTTATGCAGTCGAATCAGTTATCGGGCCGCAGCTTTTGCGCTCAAGTGGGCGACTTGTTCACATCAGCTCGCCGTCATCCGATCCATCGCACGTGCTGCATACAGACATTTTGCCCAAGGCAGCGCTGAATAACGCGCTGTTCCGTTACACCATTTATGACAATCCACAGATCACAGAAGAACAGATCGAAAAAGCTAAAAAGCTATGCGGCGGCGAGGATTCTGCAGCATGGCGTCGTGAGTACCTTGCACAGATCGTGCGTGATGAGTCGATTATCATCGTGCCGACATTTAATCAGGACAAACACGTTAAAGATTTCCGCATTCCTGACTATGGAAACTGGCAAGTTAGCATCGACTTTGGTGGCGTGCGCGACAAGACAGCAGCGATTTTGTTTTGTTACGACTTTCTTGAGAACAAGATTTTGATTCGTGACGAGCGCATATTCCCTGCTAACACACCGACGACCGACATTGTGCAAGGTGTGCTGCAGATGGAAGCCGAAGCCGTTGCGTACGGGCACGAGATCACGGCACGATGGGCCGACGCGCCAGGGCAGCTACAGATTGACCTTGAACGCTCGCACAAGTTCTCGATCCGTGTGCCGCGAAAAGACGACTGGCAATCTGGAATCAACAACATGCAAGTCATGTTCGCGACCGATCAAGTGCTGGTACATCCGAGATGCGCGTTTTTGATTCAATCCCTCGACTCAGGCCAGTATAACGACAAGCGCACAGACTTTGCCCGCAGTGACATATTGGGACACTGTGACGCCTTGGCAGCTCTGAGTTATGGCCTACGCATGGTTGACCGCACCTCGCCGCTTCCGACCTACTACATGGATCAAAACCTCGCGTTCGTTAAGCAGATCGCAAAGCCGCCTATGGTCACTGTTGCTGAATCTATCCAGCCTAAGGTGTTTTCCAATGACTTTTCTGGTAACTTTAATGTAAAGTCCTTCGGAACTTTCCGAAAATAATGAGCATATGGCAAAACTAAGCATTCAGAGGCTTTTAGAAGTCTCTAAATTGGTCGCAACGGACGCGGGCCAACAGCTTCAGGAAGCTCTCACGTTTTTAAACGACGTGAGCGATCAGGTTTTGCGCGCATTACGGAACGGGCTCACGTTCCAAGATAACTTCAACTGCCTTGTTACAGAATCCACGCTAAAACACGATACAGAAACGCAGATTTCCACGTCTGGAAAGCGTCCAAGTGGCGTAATTCCTTTGCGCGTCCTAAGCACATCGTCTGGCATCGACGGAATCACGTGGTTTTTGAACAATCAAGGCCAGCTTATAGTCAAAATCAAGTTTACCGACGCTCCAACAGAGAGTCGGAAAGTGCAACTTTTAATCCTTTTTGAATAGGAGGCTCTACAATGGAAGCAGCAGCAACCGAAGCGAGCGGACCGCTAGACGCAACGCCGAATGTCACAGGTGCGGGTGATCCTGAGAAGAAAAAGACCGAAGCAAAAGAGGCGGCAATTTATGCCGACCAAAAAGCTAAGGTCAAAGCCAAGATTTACGATAAAGAAGAAGAAGTAAGCGTTGAAGACCTTGTTAAGCACTATCAAAAAGAGCGTGCCGCTGACTTGAAGTTTCAGAAAGCCGCTGAGATCGAGCGAAAAGCTAAGGAATCAGAGAAGAAGTTAGCTGATTACCAAAAAAAGCTTAAAGAAAATTTCTGGGAAGTAGCACAAGAAAGTGGATTCGATCCAGACGAAATCGCCGAGCAAAGGTTACTGAAAAAGATAGAATTTGAGATGATGAATGAGGATCAGAAAAGATCGTACAAGCTCCAAAAAGAGCTGGACGAAGAAAAGGCTAGAACCAAGTTCTATGCAGAACAAGAAGCAAAACAAAAAGAAGAACTTGCAAAAGCTGAGACTGAGAAACTAAAATTAAGTCAGATTCAAGAAATTGATACGACGTTGACCGAAGTACTGAAGGAAAAAGGTTTAAAACCTAATCCAGCAATCCTCGAAAACGTCGCACAATACATGCTGGCTCACTTAACAAGTGAAAAAGGCAACAAAGACATTACGGCTAAAGAAGCTCTTGAGTACGTTTTAGCGCAGTCGGAAAAAGATTTTCTAAGCCGTATCGAAGCTACCAAAGTTGAGGATTTACTTACAAAGCTACCGAAAACATACGTCGATGCTATCCGTAAGTATTTTGTTGATCAGGTAACTTCTGGAACTGTTAAACCTCAGAAGGTAACGCCCACCACTACGGCGGCGAGAAAACCGACAAAGATTTCAACAGACGATTTTTTCGATAAACTTGAACAAAAATTTGCATAACTAGGAGTTTAAAATGTCATCCAATGTTTCTCTTATGTACTGGAACGAGAAGGTACAACGCGGTGAAAGCCGTGAACTTGACCTTGTTTTCAACATCACAGCCGCAAAAACGGCAACCGAAATCCAAGCAATGCCTGTTCTTCACACGTTCGATGCTTTTGCATCGCAAGCCGTGATCGACAGCTTCCTTGGCACAACAAACGAGTTTTTGCTTGCAGCATTTGACGCGACCAGCATGGGTGCAGACGCATTCGGCGGCGTGATCAACATGGCTGGCCAAGCCAAAGAAGTTTTGTACATGTCTGCTAAGTGCTACAGCGGCACCGGCGGCGCGACGCTAGTTGAAAAACTTGTACAAGACAGCTCGGCGTTGACCGCATCGACCTTAGCAACTGAAGTTGCTTTAGGCGCAAGTGGCAACATCGGATTCAAAGTTGATTTCGGTAACACACCGGACTTCGACGCTTTGACCGCTGGAACCATTGCAATCAAGATCATCTGGAAATCCAAGTAACAATTTTTAACCCAAGGAAGGGATAAAACATGAGTCAAGTATCAAGCGCAGATGTAGTAAATCTGTTTAAAAAAGTTTACGGCAACATCAACGATCTTCAGCCAGAAGATTACATGTTGCAAAAAGACATTCCATTCACCGAAAAGCAAAAAGTCGGCGAAAGCTACTCTGAAGCGGTAATTCTTACTGCTGAAACTGGTTGGACACTCGGATCAAACGACGCGTTTGAACTTAATCCAGCTATCGCAGGTGCGGTAAAGCAAACCACAGTAACACCTTCGCCAACAGTTTTGGCGTCCGTAGTGCCGTGGACTGTTTTGTCTCGTTCTGCAGGCGGCGGCGAAAAAGCTTTCGTTTCTGGAACAAAGCACATAGTCAAGAACAACCTCAAGTCACACGGAAAGCTTTTGGAAATCATTCGCTTGTACGGTCAAGCTGACAAAAAGCTTGGTTACGTTTCGTATGCAACCGCAACATATCGCGGCGTAGCATTCACAAACGGAACTGGCTCTTTGACTGTTAACGGCTCGTCCGTTGCATTCACAAACGGCGTGAACACATCTGAAAAGATGATTCTCCTCAAGCCAGGCGACTTTGCAGCAGGAATCTGGGTTGGCTCCGAAGGCGCGATCGTTAAGCAAATCAACAGCTCCGGCGTTGTCGTTGCTGAAGGTAAGCTTGTCGGCGTTGACGCTGACATGGGCGTGCTAGTCGTCGATTTCGTACCAGTAGCGGCATCTTCCACATCGTCGCACCGTTTGTGCTTCGACGGCATGGAAACAGCTAAGGACGCAATGGGCGTTCACAAGATTTTGAGCAGCAGCTCTAGCTTGTTTGGCATCAGCAATACACAGTACAGCTTGTGGAAAGGCAACAGCGTAGCACTTAACAGTGTTAAGTTTACCTTCGACCGCTTGCAAACTGGCGTTGCAGCAGCCGTAAACCGTGGCGGACTTGACGGCGATTTGAACATCTACGTTAACCCACGCACATGGGGCACATTGATCAGCACTGAAGCTGCTAAGCGTATGTACGATTCTTCGTACAAGACAAACGAAGCGGACAACGGTTCTGAAGCGATCGTATTCTATCACCAAGCTGGTAAAGCGGTTATCAAATCGCACCGCATGGTAATGGAAGGCGACGTATTCGGACTGCACGCTGCTGACTGGAGCCGTTCAGGTTCTGCTGAAATCAGCATGAGCGTACCAGGCGTTGACAAGGACTTGATCTATCCTCTGGAAAATCAAGCTGCCTACGCATTCCGTACATTCTCTGATCAGTACGTATTCTGCCACGCACCAGCTCGTAGCTTGCTATGGAGCGGTGTTAACGACGAAAGCGCATCATAGTATAACAAAGTTAACAGAGGGGCGGGCAACCGCTCCTCTCATATTTCTTGGAGGCTCCCATTAGTACCTCAGTCACTTTCAACGGAACAACTTATAGCGTGCCCGCGGCGGGCGAATTAAACTGGTCATCTCTTTCCGCGTTTTTGATCGACGTCGGAAACAACGCTGCAGTTTCTGAGGAAATGAAACAGGCGATTCGAGTTGCGACGACTTCTCCTGTCACTGTGTCGGCGTCAACTGACTGCACTGTTGTGACGGATTTGTCTGTTGCGGGTGCGGTGACAGTTAACTTGCCAGC